AATATCTACAACAACTGTAGGAAATGAAAGTCTTATAACTAGAGCAAGGAATACCATTGCTCACAAATTTATAAAATCAGACTTTGATGCTCTTCTTTTTATAGATGCGGACCACGGGTTCAATGCAGATGACATTGTAAAAATGATTGACTCAGGTAAAGAGCTTATCGGTGCACCCTACCCGATGAAGGGGATTAACTGGGAAAACGTACGAGTTGCTGCTCTAGCTGGAAGGCAAAATCTTGAAGCCTATTCTGGATATTTTGCAGTTAATCTAGTGCAAGATGAAAAGCAAAACTTTGACTCAAACGAGCCATACAAAGTAAAAGACGTTGGCACTGGCATGATGTTTATTAAGCGCGAAGTTTTTGAAAAAATTAGGCCGCTCTGCAAAACTTACAATCACAACTCTGTTGGAGATCTTGGGATTAAGTTTGGTGAAGAGATTACAGAGTTTTTCTACACGGAAATTGACAATAACAAGATTCTTTTGTCAGAAGACTACGCATTCTGCAGGGCTTGGCAAAAAGTAGGCGGGGAGGTGTGGGCAGCCCCCTGGGTCAGAATAACGCACTCTGGTGACTACAACTTTGCAGGTCAGTTTGCCAATATGCTAGAAATCAATGCCGTCAAACAAGGAATGATTGCAGCCCAAAACAAAGCCAAAGAAGAAGCCGCAGCCGCTGAAGCTGCCGAATCTACAGAAGCAGAAGAAAAAGAACCTTCTGAGTAGTGGGAAAATAGTATCTAAGGAAAATCTCCTTAGATTGAGGTAACTGAATATTGGCTAATGTAAAAGACTATGTATGTGCAGTCTGCTCAAAACAATACGTTGTCCCAAGTTTGGCAAGGGATTGTGAAGAGAAACACCAAGTAGTAATTTTACGAAGAGCTGGATAGAATTACACCGTTGTAGTACTATACTTTCAAGTAATAGTTTAAGGAGAGAAAACTATGGCTTTAGCAGAGCGACTTCGCAATGCCAATGAGAACTACCAAAAAACCTTTGTCTGCAAACTTATGCAGGTCACCCTTGACCCCAAGCTGTCGGAGAGTGATGTTGAAGCTGTCCTGACTATTATTAATAGCCGTCCTGGTGACGAGGCTCATGTGCCGAACATACGACTAGCATTTGCACTCCGTGAAGAGGGCTATGACGTAAGCCCAAGCGCAGTTGACAGGCACCGCCGCCAGATGTGCTCTTGCTACAGGTTAGTAAAGGGGTAGTAATGAGCCTCTCTGACAAGCTAGAAAAATTGCGTCTGCCTGGTCCAAGCGGCTCAGACAAACGACCGATGAAGCAGCCAGAAGAGTGGCGTGCTCGGATGGACATCGACACGGCTAAAGGTGGCTATGTTGTTGGTATCCCTAGGAGCGAAGGCGAAGAAGTAGACGCCGATACGGTTCTCTCAGAATTTGGCCTGAACCCGAACGAGTGGACAGTGACGTCCATGCGTAGGGGTAAATGGCAGAGGTATGACGGCGACTGGCTTGAGTCAGTAAGAGTCAATGTTGTCCCAGCTCTGGCTTCCGTGTCTGACTTAGTAGACATAGAGCAGCTAGTAGACCACATTAAGAAATGGCGTCCTGGCAAGGGGACTAAGAAGTCCACTGGCGAGGGCGCTTTTTTAGTTGCTCCTAGCGACCAGCAAATTGGTAAGAAGGCAAACGGTCAGGGCACAGGTCAATCAATAGACCGAATCCTGGGACTTACAGAGAAAGCTGTACACCGTTTTCAGCAAAACCTGAAAGCTGGAATCAATCCAGGAACTATTTGCATGGCACTTTTGGGAGACCACGTAGAGGGTACAACTAGCCAGAATGGACGACTACAGGGTCAGGCAGCATCAGACCTAGGTATCACGGAGCAGACGCGTGTGGCACGTAGGTTACTACTAGCTCAGGTAAAAGCTTTTGCTCCTCTGGTAGACAAGTTGATTGTGCCAGTCATCAACGGAAACCATGACGAAGCAACTCGTCAGGTTGTCACAGATCCAGCAGACGGATGGAACGTCGAGATTGCATCTGCTGTACAAGACATCTGTGCAGAGAATCCAGAGCTATCTCACGTGGAGTTCCGCTACCCAAGCTCTGGACACCAGACACTTACTGTAGACGTTGAGGGCACCATGCTCGGAATGTTCCACGGGCATCAGGCAAACCAAAACAACACACTAAGGTTCCTATCTCAGCACGCCGCTGGACAGACCGCCCTGGGTCAAGCAGACATGTGGATTTCTGGGCATTTCCACAACTTTAAGAGCATGGACATCGGAGAGCGTCTCTGGGTCCAAGCTCCGACCACAGACCCAGGGAGCGAATGGTTCAGAGACCGTGCGGGCGTTGAATCAAAGCCAGGCCTCCTAACGATGATGATTGGCGGCAGTTACGAACCTCGTGAGCACATTAGCGTATTGGCGGTAGACAGTGAGTAAAGAGACAACCAAAAAGAGCCTGGCAAAGACTCTCAGCTGGGAAGCAGTACATCTAATTGGTATTGCGGGAGTAATTTACTTGTTTACAGGAGAGTGGGAGTACGCCACGTGGGGAGCTATTGTTTACATTTTCTGGGAAGCGCTTGCCTATTTCATCCATGAAAGAGTCTGGGCTAAATTTGGATGGTTTAGCGGAGGAAAGTAATGACAGAAAATTTCCCTAATTTTTTTAAAGCAGTAGGTGCAGACGCTTTTTTTGCTAGAAACTTAGCGTCCTATGCAGGCCAACCAATCCAATGTTTGCAGATAGGGGCGTATACGGGCGATGCAACGGATTGGCTCTTTAATAATATCCTTACGCATCCTGACGCTACTCTGACAGACGTAGATCCTTGGACTGGTTCAGACGAGCCAGTTCACCACCAGCTTGACTGGGGATCAGTAGAAGAAAAATATCTAGAAAGACATCAAGATAAAATTGACTCAGGGAAACTAAAAATATTTAAAGGAACGAGCGACGAGTTCTTTGACTCAAAAGAAGGAAAAACAGGATTTCACTTTATTTATATTGACGGAAACCACGAAGCAGCTCAAGTTTTAAAAGATGGCCTAAATGCAATCTACAGGACTGGAGTTGGAAGTATTGTGGCTTTTGATGATTATAGGTGGACTTCAGGAAAAGGCCTGTGGGCAGACCCAAAGCCAGCTATCGAAGCTATATGGTTTTGTCACAGCAACAAGTTTGAGCTTATAGATAAGGGAGAGCAAATTTGGCTAAAAAGGACCAGTCTTTAAAAGTTGCCGTCTACTGCATTGCTCTTAACGAGGAGCAGTTTGTCGAAAAATGGTACGAAAGTGCAAAAGAGGCAGACTACCTCTTAATTGCAGATACAGGTAGTACGGATGGTACCCGTGAAACTGCAATAAAGCTTGGAATCAACGTAATAGACGTAAAAGTGCGTCCTTGGCGTTTTGACGATGCCCGCAATGCATCACTCGTAGCCATCCCAGAAGACATTGACTACTGTATTGCCCTAGACATGGATGAAATCCTACTCCCTGGGTGGAAGCAAGAATTAGTAAACGCCCATAAGAATGGCTGGACACGTCCTAGGTATCAATACACATGGAATTGGCTAGACGAGGCGGAAACTGTACCAAGTCTTCAATATGGTGGAGATAAAATTCACACGCGTAAGGGGTACAGGTGGACACACCCTGTCCACGAGGTCCTAAGAGCCTATGGAGAGACAAAAGAGACTCAGGGATGGGTTGGGCTGGAGATCCACCACCACCCAGACAATACAAAGTCTCGTGGACAGTATTTTCCGCTGCTAAAGATGGCTGTAGACGAGCAGCCAGACGACGACAGAAACGCTTATTATTACGCTAGAGAGCTTTTCTTTCACGGTCTATATGATCAGGCCATTGTCGAGTTTAAACGCCACCTGAGCCTCCCTAGAGCCACCTGGGCCCCAGAGAGAGCTGCCTCTATGAGGTATCTAGCAAAGATGATACCCGCTGAGCGAGAAAAATGGCTACTAGACGCAATTGCCCAAGCTCCAGGGCGTAGAGAGGCTTTAGTCGAATTGGCTCAGCACTACTATGAAGAGCAGAACTGGGCTAGATGCTTAGAATATGCCAAAAAGGCTCTAGACATCAAAGAAAAGCCACTTGACTTCCTTTGCGAAGCTTTTGCTTGGGGTTGCCTCCCGTGGGATTACGCAGCAATTTCGTCATATTATGTCGGAGACAGGAAAAACGCCCTTATTTACGGAACTAAGGCTTTGGAGCTAGAACCGCAAAATGAGCGGTTGCGAGAAAATATGGCGTATTACGCCAAAAATGATTAGTTTTTGCTTTTTTGCGCGTGGTAAGCGTCTACAGCATTTGCACTAGTTCTACTCTGCCAAGTAAAGTGACAATCGTCACACCTAACTATGCGCATAGTAGCCCATCGGCCCCCGTCTGGACGATCGACAGTCGCTGTCTTTAGTTTGTCAGTTTTTGCTCGGCAATAGGGGCATAAAGGAAAACGCTTGTATCGCATTTCTTGCCCTTCCCAGTTGACAGATAGGGTATTTCTAATTTCTTGATAGTCCAATCCACCCCAAATGCCCCACAGCTGCTTGTTGTCTAGTGCCCATTGCGCACAATCTTTACGTACAGGGCAGACACTGCAAAGTTTTTTTGCTTCGTATTGTTGAGCAGGCTTGTTTGCAAAAAAGTTGTCCATCTTGTCGGCGTGCTCTGGCTTGCCGCACTCTGCATCTTCGTGCCAGTCGGGACTATTAAGAAACAAATGGAACCTCCACAAAAGTGGCATCCCAGTCGTAGAGCTCGTTGTCTAAGTCGCAGTAAACAGGAAATCTTTCATCGTCGTCTTCAAAGTAATATCCACCTTTGCTGGTCCAACCTAAGTCAATAAGCCGAAAGGCCTCGCCAAGCGAGTCTGCCACGCCTTCGAGGCGGAGCTGCTTAGCGAGGGCCTTCTTGGCAATCTGATCTTGATCAAGATAGACATGCTCTGTGAGGTAGAAAACTACGGAATCGGAGTGTATTTTTCTGGGAAAATCGTCGCCTTCCCATACAAGCCAGATTGGCTCTGCGATTGTCTTCTTACGTCTCACATATAAAACTTATATGCGACTTAAGATAACCTTACCGTAAATTACAAAATCAGTTTACTGGCCATACATAATCGTATGTGTCTGGCCTAGCACCAGTGTCTTCTGGCCAATTAAATTGCGAATACCACTCGTAGTCTTTGTTAAGAAGTGCCATACGGTGGCTAGACGCTATCTGACCAAAAAGCTCTTTATCTTTCATCCATGCAGGTAGGCGGTGGCTGTCTTTAGTGATCCGACCAAGCTTAAGTGCTTGCAAGTATGTAAGGATGGTTTTTTGGCCAATAGTGGACTTATAGCCTCGCTTCTCCCACTCAAGTACCATCTTTAGTATGTAGAGAGTAAGAGCGCCTTCGTGGCCACGCCACATCTTAACGGCGGGGTGATTACGCCAGCCTTTAGCTGTGCGGTGGTTGCCCTGTGGGTCCAGTTCCACAAGGTTCATTAGGATTTGCCAGCCCTCTAGGGCTTGCTTGTTTAGTCGTGCTCGGTCTAGGACCTGCGCAGTATCCGCCGAGCCAAGTAGCGGTACAAATGTTTGCATGGCTATAAGGTAGCAGTATATCCGCGCTGTGTCAACTCTTCCATAAAATTTTCAGCAACATGAGCATGGGCGTGTACTCCCATATGAGAGTTGTCTCTCCCTATGTAAAAATTAGGGTGATTACTTAGATCTTTGTGGCAATCTTGGGGGATAGAGTTGGCTCCCTGGTAGTCACTCTGATCTATCATTTCATAGTCAATTTTTATATAATTTTTAAATGGTAACTCTAAATTTAAAGTTTTTGCAGCTTCATTTGAAGCTTCAATAATAGAAGTAGTTTCAATACTCCAAGAACTGTATATAAAATTAGTGCCAGTAAGTTTGCACAAAGCTTCAGTATTAATTATTGCTTGTAAATTTAAATAGGTAACATACGGTCTAGCTAAAACTTTTTGTATAACATGAGGACGTTTTGATATTTTCTGTTCGTTTTCATAAATCCCCACATTTACAGCATTAAAAACCTCGAATTCTGAAGGCCGAGAGCCGTGATCTTCTTTAGAGTCCACTAAATAGCCTGGGTCTTCTATAAAGGGAAGTCTGCAATCTATACGAGGATAAAGGACAAAAAAGTTTTTAGGAGCACCATAGTTTTTAATTTGATAGAAATAGTCATCTAAAATACTTATTGCACTAGCCCCTCCCATCCCTAAGTTTACGCATTTAGTTCCCAAGCTTTTAGAGACAATTGTTCCCCACAGAAAATCATTAGCTAATGACAAGTCTTCGTCTATAAACTGTCCGTAAGTTTCAGAACACCCAGAAAAAATAGTTTCATAATACATATCTGGGTCCTGAGGCTGAACCAGTCGAGACCCCGTGTGTCGTCTTTTTTGGCCTAATACATCTAGAAAAAAATTATTGTCAGCTTCAACGTAGACTCTGTGCAAACCAAACCGAGAATAGTTAGAAAGTTTTTCTCGTAAAAGCGCAGAAAAAATGCCTTTAAAATCCGAATGGTTTAGCAATGCTCTGCTTTACTGACGCAAACGCCGTAACTACAAAACTGTTATTGTCCATGTTCTGAGCAATATCTCCATAAGTCTTTGCCTCTGGATATGAGATTTTTAGCTCGAGCTGTACGCTATCTTCTACAGAGTCTTCAGGAATATTTAAAAATTTTCCGATGCGCTTTATAGCTTCTTCTTTAGCTTCCGTAATGTCGTCGGCCGCGAGTTTTAGCTCAAAAGATGTTCTAACCACGCTCACTATGCTTTCCTAATACGCTTTTCTAGCTTGTAGGGGGAGTAGTGGACGCCCTTAAGTTCTGGGGACTTTCCGTCGGTGTCGTTGAAAATGACGTCACCATAGCGGACTGCAACCACTGTGCCGCGGCGACTGTTGTGCATGGGTCCAAGCTCGTCACGGAAAGCATCTGCTTTAACACGGACGATGTCTCCAACGACAATTTGTCCTGGCTGGAGTGGTGTCCAAATGTAGTCATCTTCATTTTCTTCCTCCTTAATGGCGTGCCCCATGGCTAGCTGGGGGAACACAGTAAGGACTTCTTCTGTCATATTTTCACTTAGGCTGGGAACACTCTCCCATGCTTCTAGCAATTTAATTATTGCTTTACCAGAGCCAACCTTGACCTTGGCGGCCTGTAGCTGCTCTTTAACCCACTCGTAGTTTACTTCTGGCATTATATTCCTCTCGGTTGAAATTCTATCACTAAGTTTTGCAATGTGTTGATTGCAGATTCTTTGTTAGGAATCTGCGACTCATAGCTTTTAACTTGCTGAAAAGCAACGTGTTGTCTCTCATATGGTTGCATGTCTTCTATCTGGTATGCCAAATATGACCATTCTCTACCTAAGATAGAACTTTCTTGCCACTTTGTTACTATAGGAGTGACTGTGTTTAGTCCTTGTATATACCTGTAAGACCACCAAGTTCCCGTGTTTCTAGCTTGAGGTGCTACTAAAATTCCTAGAGAGTTTTTAATTCTTCCTTCAGCTTCCAAGTCTTTTGGTTTTTTGCTATTTTTAACTGAAATTAGAGGAAATCTAGTTGTATTAGAGACTAATGATGTCCATGGATTACTTATATCGTCTGCTGCCCATTGGAGAGTTCTGCCTATCTCAGGAGTTTCTTTTCTAAGAAGAAAAGAATCAAGATTTAGTCCGACAATGCTGGCTTCATTTATAAATGGCAACTTAACGAGAAGATCTTGCCTAGAACTCCACGGAAGCTGCGGAACCAGTGTAGTTGGCCATGGAGCAGAAGACAGCTTGTCTGCTAGCCCCTCCGCGTGGGACCTGATTTTGCCATTTTTGGCTTCCGAATAGTTTTTCCTACTTGAGTAGAAAGAGCCAAATACTTGATCTGGATCTCTTTTAAATGAATTAATACTGTTCTTATACTGCCAAATTTGAGGACTGTCGACTACTAGTTTAAGTTTTGGGGACTCGTACATTGTATTAAGCACTTTAAGTGCTGCATATAGATGATTTGCCCCCATTGACGTGGGTGGGGTGAACCCAAAAATAATCTCATCAAAAACTTCTAAATCGGCTCTTGACCAAGACAATTTAGGTTCAGACCAAATAACTTCGGAAAACTCGTTATATGCCTCGGCAAGCGTCTTAAAAAAAGTTTGATTTTTAGACTCTTTACAGTGAGAAGAGCTCATCCCTGTAAACAAAACTTTCATGGCTACATCCTATGAGTTAGGCGGGGCACCAATGTACCCCGCCTAACATCTTTAATTAGAAGGGCTGATCGCCACTTACTGGCGGTGCAGGAGCAGCAGCAGGTGCAGGTGCAGGAGCTGGTGCTGGTGCAGCAGCAGCAGGTGCTGGTGCTACCTCAGGAGCAGAAGCAGAAGCAGGAGCAGCACTAGCAGTTGTAGCTGAGTAGTAGCGCTTAATCTCGTTGCTCTGAGTTCCGTTGTAAGTACGGGTCCCTAGAGTTGCACGATAAGAACGACCCATTAGAGCCTGCTCAACCTGAGCTGGCGACGGGTTCTGCTCCCAGTACGGCGTCCCTAGGCCCATGGCAGTAGCCTTCATAAAGAACATGTTCATGGCCTTAGGGTTGTCTGGGGAGACAACTAGCTGGTCCCATACGCGACGCTTGTCGTAAGCACCGCCCTGAACCTCGTTAGTTACCTTGAACATCAACTTTCCAGTTGATGTGGTTGTTGCTGAAGCCTCGATAACCTTCAGGTCATAGTCACCATCTGGTAGCGGCTCGTAGTTGGTGCTGGTCGCTGCGGTTCCAGCCTGCTTTAGCAGCTCAGAGAAATTAACGGTACTCATACCTATTAACTCGCTTTCTTAGTTGATGTTTCAGCCTTGGACTCTCCAAAGACCATATCTAGCATGCGTTCGACCCCAAGGTCTCCCTGCTCTACTACTTTTCCTAGACGCCCTTGAACGCGCTCTCCAGCTTCGTACTCAGGGGTACGCTCGACATACATCTTGCGAACCTTGTACGGTGGCTGCATTGGATCTGGATTTGGTACCGTCTCCACTGTAATTGCGCCAAGAATGTCGTAGAAATACGGGGCCTGAATTGCTAGCTGGCCCTGGAGGTAAGGACGGTATACGCCATCCTGACCCTTACGTGCCATAGCAGTCAGTACCACAGCCTCAAGCGGCTGGGTAGGGTGCATCGTGAGGTCACGGAGATCACGAAGGAGTGCTCCCATGTGGCGAAGTAGTTCGCCCCACTGTTGCATCTTCATTTGCTCTGTGCCTGCGATGTTATCCATGCACTTGACCTGGAGCTCCGAGATGGAGTCAATGATCAAGGACTTGAAGTGGTGTTTCCCTGACTGAAGCCACTGGAAGGCCTTCATGACAACGTCATAGTCGTTTACTTTGACTACAACGGTGTCCCAAGTACCGTCTGCTAGTGGCGGTTCTTCAGTTAGGGGGTCCCAATACTTAATGTTGATTGGTAGGAAGCGGTGGCCTCCCTCAACATCGAGCATTAGGCGTGGGTAAGGTGCCGTGACTGCGAAGCTGGACTTACCAACTTTGGACTCGCCATAAACCATAATTGTTAAACTGCGTTCCACGTCTGACATATTTACTCACTTCCCTTCTCTTCGATTCCGTAGTAACCGTATGGGTCGGATGACTCAAACGCATCGCTAAGTGCTGCTTCGGCGGCGCTTCCGTCGTCGAATAGCGGGCAAATAGCGAAGAATTGACACTTCCACTTGCAGTCGCGGCTTGGCTTCGGGTAAGCATGCTTAAAGTGGCTCTCGCCCTCGTCCAAAGCATCTCGGACATTTAGCATATCTGCAAGAGTGCCTTCTAGCTGCTCTAGAAATGCACGGAGTGTAAACCTATTATGGCGAACTTCAATCTGGTCATAGAACGGTGGCTTGGCGTAGGCACCGCGCTTAACCTTACGAAGCATCGTGAAGATAGCACCGTCAGTGCGTTCGCCTGTTTCGCCTTCCTGGGCTTCGTCTAAGAGCATGTAAGTTTTTACCTGCTCGTTCATGTGAGCCATAGCCCCAAAGTCTGCAAAAGAGCCGCCTACAGTTTTAAAGTCACGGATCATGCGAGCACCATCAATCTTACGACGAACACGCATGTCAATTTTTCCCTGTAGGACTACTCGACCATCCATCATCGGGCGTTCGAGAATCTCTTCAGTCGAAATCATCTCAAGCTCGGCATCAATGCCCTCTTGCTCTACCCACTCTAAGTAGCCCTCGAGCATTATACGACCAAGCTCTGCATCAGCCTCTAAGTTAGAGGTGTCGCGAAACTCTGCTTGCATCTTTTCTATGTCTTCCTTAACAAGGTCGGCATGAGCCTCTAGCAAGTCTTGTCCAGTTGAATAGTGCCTGTCAAGTGCTTCATGGATGCGAGAGCCTAAAGCTAGTGCTCCAGTAAACTCTGTTATCTTTGGCCTTAATCGGCGATAATAGGTTAGCCACCAACGTCTACGGCAATCTTTAAATGTTTGTATCTCAGAATTAGAAATTCTTACGGGAGCTGTCATTATTTCTTTCCCTCTCTGAGAAGCTCTAGAAGCTTGGCCTTATCTTTTACAATCTGATCAAAGTTGTCAGCTTTTACGTCTAGTGCTTCGATTACGCGTTCTTCAATTGTTCCCTCAGTCACGTAGTCGGTAATGAGAATCGAATCGTGAATCTCAGAGCCAATGCGGTGAACGCGGTCCAGAGCCTGCTTGTAGTCAACAAGAGACCATGGCCTCTGAAGCATAACAAGTCGGCGTGCTGCTGTCAAGGTGACACCAACACCGCCAGCCTGGGCAGTGAACAAAATCCACTTTGTACGTCCAGACTGGAAATCATCAATAGCTTTCTGACGCTCGTCAGAGTTTTGAGCACCAGTTATTAGCCCGTGAGGGATCTTTTCCTTGGTCATACGAGCACTTAGTAGCTCGATGAGCTGGCGAGACACTGCACACACTGCAACGGAGTCTTCACCAAAGTCACCGCTCTTTATGTCATCCATTAGAGCGTCAACCTTACAAGAGGGGTCTGACAATAACATCTTCTCTTGACCATCAACCAGTTCGATTTGACCGTAAGCACTAGCAAACTGAACTAAACGACCCGTCTGTGTTAGTGGATTTGGGGCCACTACCACTCCGCCATCAAGAACACCAGCGTCTAGTTCTCCGTTTTCAAACCGTTCTTCAGGAGTTGTCTCGAGCATTGCCATCATGTTTTCTAGCATCTGCTTGTAAGCCTTCTCTTGCTTAGCACCCATCTCGACGTCACGACGGTCATTGACAACTTCAGGAAGCCAAGGAAGTACTCTAGCTTTGAGCATGCGACGCATGCGTGGATGTATGCCAGCATAGAACTCTGATTCCATTGCTGGCTTGAGTCCAAGGATCATAAGACCGCCAAATGCATTTAGCATGGTGTTCACAAAGCGGTCAATCCACTTAGTTTTACTTGGCCACTCTCTTTCGTCTAGCCAGTGCAAAATTGGCCACAAATCTACAACCGTATTTGCAATAGGAGTACCAGTCAGAGCAAATCTAAGATCAGCATCACCAGAAGCAGCCCACAAGGCTCTGCTTTGCTTAGATTTAGGGTCTTTTGATCTGTGAATTTCGTCTGCAACTACCGACTTAAAATTAATGCTGTTTAGCTCGCGTTGATGAACCTCGCAGCGAGCTTTAGTGACTTTCGGGTCATGGCCTCCGCACTCGGTACAACGAGCAAGAGCTACTGACCCATAAGACTTAAGCCTAGAATGAGTTCGCAAGGACTCCCAGTTAATTATGTAGACCTGAGCTTCATGGTCGAAGGCCTTACGCCTTTGAGTAGCAGAGCCTTTGATTATCTGAACATCAACACCAGGCCACCATTTATCAAACTCTCGCTCCCAGTTGCTCTTTAGAGTGTTAGGGCAGACAATCAAAGCAGGGAAAACCTGCTCTCCGCGGTCTTGTAGGCGTTTTAGAGCCCTTATAGCCTGTGCAGTCTTACCGAGACCTGGTTCGTCGGCTAGAAGCGCTCTACGGGCCGTAACGAGGAACTCTACGCCTGCTCTTTGGTGGGGGAATAGGTCAGCATCACCTTCTTCGGATGCCTCTACGTCTCTTAGAGCATTAGCGGGGTCAATTCTAGTAGCTTTCTCGTTAATTGCCCACTCGGCGAGCTTCGTACCGATCTCTAGATGTTCGCCAAAGGTCGAGCGAAGAGATAGGCAGCCAGTCCAAGAGACTGGAATACGCCAAACGTTTTTATCTGAGTCCCATTTAGAGCCAGGAAGTGCCCTACATATCTCTTTTAGGCGCCACTCAGCGTTAATGATGATGTGATCACCGTCTAATTCTACAAAAACGCCCAACTGGGCCTCCGTTTCGTCACTATGTCTATATTATCAGAAAAAACTTCTGACTACACTATTTTTTCGATAATATTTTTAATCTTGTAGTAATCTTACAGGTTTCCAGCCTGTTTTGACTAATCTTAGTAGGGCGTGTCTAATTGCATCTAATGCATGACCCTTCCCACCGCGATGCCAGTAGTCAAGTTTCTTGAGTTTCTCGTTGGTAAACATGCCCATGGCTTCGGAAGGTGCCTGGAAGTAGATATCATCCATTGCTTTTCCATTGTCATGTAGGCACTGCTTTACGATACCAATAACTTCTAACGAATAGGGCGCTTGAGAGTTGCGGACAGTCTGAGCATTTATGACAAATCGTTCGCAGACTACATCTACATTGTGGCGTATTGTAGCTGTCCACAGGGTGGCTCGTATGACCTCTGCGACTTCATGCTGCTCTAGTTCTTTAGACCACTCTAAAACAGGCTCAGAGCCGCTCTCGTGGCTAAATAGAGCTACTCCAGTGACCTTGCCAGGATCAACAGCCAACACATACCTAGGCATACTTTGCGCCCCAATTCTCCAGTGGACCGTCAGCGTCCGCGGTGAGCGGCACTGCCCATCCTTCAGTTGTAGTCATGCACTTTTTGACTAGCTCTTTGACTTCTTCAGCGTCCTCGCGAGGTGCATTAAGAACAATCTCATCATGAACTGGAACAATTAGCAAATCGGTAAGATCTGCTTGATCTAGCTTGACAAGGTTGGATTTAAAAATTTCTGCAGCTCCACCCTGAATCAGATAGTTAACCAGCGTGTATACACGGTCTTCATCGCATGGCAGTCTACGGCCTGTCCAAGTGTTTACGTAGCCAGTTCCTTCAACCTCTAAGCGTTCTAGTCCACGCTGTTCTACAGCTTTTTGGAAAAGCTGCATGCCAGGATAGTTTTGATCAAAAGCATTAGACACTGCACGCATCTGCTCTTCTGGTACGCCAGCTGTAAGTGCCTGCTTAGCAACACCTGCACCATATAGACGCCCATATACAACGCCCTTAATCAGGTTACGTCGTTTGTCCGACTTGACCATGGAAGGATCTTGATATACGTCTCTACCAATCTCGGTGAACGGGTCTGAGCCAGTAGCATCTGCACGCAGGAACAGTTGAACGAGGTTAGGGTCCTGAGATAGAGACGCAAACATACGGAACTCAACCTGGTCAAGGTCGGAAGTAATAATTACGTGGTCATCATCCTTAGGGAGAAATGCTTTACGAACTACATCGTCGCCCTTGGGTAGAGTTTGTAGAGCAGGATTCTGAATAGACATACGTCCAGTACGAGCACCCATTGTGTTCACTGACGGATGTACAAGACCATCATTGTTGTCATTGAGAAAGTTCAGGAAGTATGTGTTGGCTAGCTTGAGGGACTTTCGATAACTAAGCGTAGTCTCGGCTAGTTGTTTTGCCTCGGGGTTGCCATCACGTGCAATCATTTTAAGCTGGTCAGCATTAGCAGATTTTTGACCTTTTTCTGTCAACTCCGTTACTACAGATCCTAGTTTTTGAAAAGTATCTACAAGCTTTTGGTTGCTGCCAATCGGAAGGTTGTACGTATCTAGAGACCACTTCTTTACCTGCTCGGTATAGTCAATAAGCTCGTCATACTTTTTCTGCGAGTAGTTCAAGTCAACACGAGCTCCGTTGAGCTCCATCTGAGTGACAATGCGGCGAGTATTCATCTCTAGCTCATAAGCCATGCTGAACGGTTTACCTGGGGCGCACTGCTCCCAAAAGATTTCAAATAGACGCATCGTCAGTACAGGGTCAAGAGCTCCATACTGCCAGTAGGGGTCAAAGTTTACGGGAACTGTTCCCCATGTCCAGCCGTTATCTACTAGTCCGTAGTCAAGAACAGTCTGAGCTGCTGCAGCTTGCTCGTCTACATACTGCGATGTAAGTTTCTTTAGAGCTCCAGAGCCTAGCGGATCAATGAGCTTAGCCATAAGCATCGTGTCGTGAGCACGGTGCCAAGGCATCCTCCACGTTGACTGCTGGTCAAACCATTTAGCCTCGAAGGCAATGTTGTGGCAGACAATAGGACCATCAAACTTGTCCATTGCTTCGTAGAAGACGCCCTTCCAGTCTTCCCACGGTATAGACCAGCCAGTCATACCATCGCCAACTTGAACTAGGCGAAGACGGCCATGCCAGGGGGAAAGTGCATCTTTGCGTGGTCTACCTGGAAGTTCACCAGTCTCGGTGTCAATTGCGATTGCATTTAGTGGACGCCGTTCCCCTAGCCAGGAAATAAACTCTTGGGCTTTCTCTACCGAGTCAACCAGATGAAGTTGAACTCCGTCTAGCCCTTGTGTCATTTATTGTCTTTCTCTAGGGTATTACTTCGACATTGTACACGTCTGCAATGTCTTTGTCCACCTTAGCAGCTTGTTGCAGCAAACGCTGCGCGACACTCGTTAAATAGTAAGCGCCGTTGTCATCATATTTATATAGAGCATCTAGCACAGCCTCAGGCTGATCACTAACTTGGGCCCAATGGCGATATTTTTCTGGGAAAACTAGATCTAAACTGTCATCTGGTTGGCACTCTTCACAGGCAACTGCTCGGCGGGGAAGATCGTGTGCAGGTGCTTCGCTAAGTTTGTACTTAGACACCAAAGAGCACGCGGCTCCGTGGAACATAAGCGAAACGCCAATGCGAGACAGGATGTAGGAGCCACTCTCTGTTTTATATAGCTCAAACTCAATCCAGCGGTGAGCTCCTCTGCGTTCCGATGTGGACTTGGCGAGCAGAGTGCCGTTGAACTGGAGTGTCCTATCTCCGTCTTTTACTGAATACATTAGTCGGTTTTAGGTTCAGATTCTTCTATAGAGTTTTCTGCTACGCGTAGTCTGGCCCTCAGGTCAATAATCTCTAGCTGTTGATTAGCAACAGCAGTGCGTAGTTCTGTTAATACTGCATCAATTAGGGCTGTAGCGTTATCTTTATCTGTCATTAGTTACTCTCCAATGTGGCTATTCTACTCTCTAGTGTAGTTATAGTGTTTGATAGTTCTTGTATAGCTTTAATTAAGCTTGGAACAAGGGCCTGATACTGAAGACCGTAGGCTGGCTCTTCTTCAGTGACATAGTCAGAAAATATCTTCGATGGGCCCTGCCTATAGAGAATATTAGTTTCTTCAGTGACACCGCTATCCGCTAGAGCCGCGGCAACCTCTTGGGCAATTAGGCCGTACTGAGGGGCAGTGCCTAGCTCTTCTTCGGGACGCCACTTAAAAGTTACAGGTCTTAGGGCATTTATAAAATTCACTCCTAGAGAAGAATCAGCAATATCTTTTTTAAGGCGCTCATCCGAGCTTGTCCTATATAGAGTACCTAAAGTAGTAGTTCCAACGTCCGAGGTAGTGGCACCGCTAAGGTCTTCTATTCGAACAATATTTGTTGTCCCCCTGAAGTAATACTCTGGAGATACAGCTCCACTTGAATCAAATTCAATATTGCTGTCTACGTCAATTTCAGACCAGCCAGAACCGTCGTCACCTCTCAAAACTAGTCCAGCATTACTGCATCTAATGTAGTCATTCTGATCGGGAGAATATGCGGTTACAGTAGTTCCACTAATAAAAAGCTCGGGCGTAGTTGCTCCATACCTACCAGCTATTCTAAGTCCAGCCGAGCTCCCCTCAATAATTCCGTCGTAGTTAGTGTCGTCTCCAGAATCATAAAACTTAACCGTGTTCGTACTACCACTAACAAGTACACGTTTTCCCGTACCTGAAGAAGTTCTTATTGTAAAACCAGTAAGTGTTCCAGCATTAATAGCATTAGCTTCTATTGTTCCAGTTGTAATCTTGCCGCCATCAATAGTGGTGGAATTGCTGTTTATGTCACTGGCCGCGCTTCCCTTAGCGATATATAGAGTTCCAGCAGTGACGGCAGTTACATAAGTACTAGCCGCATCGCTAGCGGTCAGGTATAAACCTAGAGAGCTTAAAGTTGCATATGTACTAGCTGCAGCTGATGATGTCAGATAAGGAGCCAAGTCAGACGATGTCAAGAAGGAGCTTAGGTCACTCTGAGTGGCAGGAGCTGAACCGCCAATTGTCAGAGAGCCGCTCGCGATTTGGATAGAGCCATCGGTAGAATTAATAAAAATGGTTCTAGTGCTGCCGTTGTAGGCTTCTAGTCCAGATGTTGTAATTCTGACCCTAGATCCAGAATCCGTGGAACTTGTAGAAATTACATCGCTAGAAAGAAACCGAGCAGCAAGCGCCCCGACATCTATCTTGTTGGCCTCGATGCTGTTAGCTTTAATGATGTTTCCATTAATCTCATCGCCTCTAATTAGCTGACCAGTGATGTTTATACCAATAATGTCTTCGCCAGTGACAATTGTTCCAGGAGTGATGTTTGCAGCTTGGATAATCCCCTGAATGGCTTCAACATCAACAAGAGACGTGGCCTGACCTGTTACCTGCTCGGAGGGCAAGCTAGAGGTGTTAGAAGCATCCCTAAGAATTGCTCTGTAGTAGTAGCTGTTTCCATAGGTAACGCTTGCATCAACATACTTAGCACCTGCAACGGCAGTTATGGAAGTAACTAGCGTAGAAGTTGACGGAGTAAACCCGTCGGTGGTGCTCCTGTGAATATCTAGGTATACAAGACCATCGGGTTTTGTTTGAGGTGAGCCAAGCGCACTTTCTACATTGCCGTCCCAGACCAAGGTTATGGTTCCTAAGTAGACGCTAGGGGTAAGGGGCGTTGGTCTGACAGTGGCAATGTTTGTATCAGGGGCGTCGGCAGTAGTGTGGTTTCCTGTAAGAGCCGAGGAATACTCGCCTCCGCTGTCAAATGCATAGACTTCAAAGGAATAAGCAGTGTTGTCTGCAAACAGACCCGCTTCGCCAAAAGTAACACTAGTTGCAGTAGCGTCTTCTAGTCTGTAGGTTTTCCAGTCTCCTGAACCAGCTCTCCACTTAATCAGATAACCGAAAAGATCCGTGAGAGTAGACCCGTCTTCGTTAGTTGTAGGGGCACTCCAACCAACTTCAACAATAACTCTTGCAGTATTTCCAACAATAAAGTCAATGTTGCTAGTAATGTCAAGATTCGTAGGAGCAGCAGGAGGATTGCCGTCACCTGCCACGGCACCTGGAGTGTACTCAACCCAACGGATACCGTCCCAGTAGTAAGTTTCGTTACTCGAACTGTCTACCCAAATTGATCCGTCCTGGGCCCACTGGCGAGCAACAGGAAAGACGTAAACGTTTGAAGATGACACATCCGTGCTAGAAACAGCAGTAGCTACGCCAGCTGCTAGAACATATTCAATAGTGGTGCTTGTTACAGCACTGATCTCGAAAAGCCCGTCAGTCCCGTAGGCCCTAGAGTCCTGGGAAAAGATGTCAACAAAAATAATGTCGCCTACCTCGAAGTGGTGGGTCGCATTCATTGTCAAAGTTACGGTGCTGTTAGGAGCAGCCGAAATCTCAAAGGAGTCAACTTTTCTACGAGTTTGTAGACGCCTCTTAGAGCTCCAACTAGAAGGTACAGACGAGTCTGGCTTAAAGTAATAAGAGTGGCTAATAGTTACGCCAGAAAGTTGATCTTGAGTGGGGTCATGCCTGTAGCTTGGACGGTCAGCCCATGGTGGAGTTTCTACAGATTCGACAGTAAAGTTGTCGCCGTCCACGTCGATGGCGGTGCTGCTGCCCCAGTGGATTCCAGAAACTTGGATTCTGTCTCCCTCGTCAGCTCCAAGTTCTGACTCAAAGTAGAGCTCTACCCTGTCACCTTTACCAGTTACAGAGTTAGAGTAGACATACCCATCATGAACTTTTTTGTACTGATACGGAGCAGAAGAACTTACTACAGTCTCTGGACCAGTAGCGGGTGGTGCAATAGTTATTGCATTCTCCACCTCCGAGCTAGTAAGAAGATTTATAGGTCTTAGCTCTACGGAGCGAACGCGCTGATCTAGACGACTCATTAGAGTCGTCAGTTTTCTACGTCGTCTTCTAATCCCCATTGAATGGCTTCCCGTCTAAGATAGTTACACCTGAAATTGGAATTGATGGTTCTGTAATTAGCTCTAAAGACACTTCTTCGGGATAACTAGGAGCATCAGGCACACTGACACTATAAGAGACAATTTTTCTCACTAGCACTCCATCATCAGTTCCGTAGTCTTGTTCTAGGTAGCTGTCTGCTCTAAGAGACACGAAGTTGTCGTTAAGTTTAATTGAACACCAGTCGCCTGGCTTATAGGTCCCCAGCTTAGGGTTGGCAGAACCATTAACAGAAATGGTAAAAGTGCTGATAGGAGGAACAGACTCTTCAAGCAATCTTGAAGCTTGCTTCCACAGGACTGTCTCCTCAGCAGAGTCTAGATCCTCAACTTGGTCCAAGATTGGCCAACCTTGACGTAGCAGCTTGTGGTTAGATGCGGCAGAGTATGGCTGGCTGGCATCAGAGTTTAATCTAGAGTCTTTACCTTGAACAAAAAATCGAGTGGCAGCATCTTCAGAAGTTTCGGAGAACTGGGCCTCTCTGACATTACCTGGGTACTCAAAAATGTAATCATCTGCTCCGTAAGCCGAAGCTGGAATACTAGAGGTTCCCGCGGGGAGAGATGCAATGTAAGTAGACAGACTCGCTGGGATCAGAGGCAAGAACATAAAATACTTTTTAAAGGTTCCAGTAGTAGTGTCATACTCGCAGTCAACTCGATACTCAAAGCCTCCTGGTTTTGTAGAGTACTCTTCAAGAATCTCGGATACGGATTTTAGCTCGTAACCTCTAATTACTGGATTAGGGAAAACGTTATTACTAAAAGAGTCATTTCTAGTGAAATCAAATCCAACGTCTCCCAGAGTTGAGTGCTCCCCAAAAGTGCCGTACTGGGCTGATGCAACTCTAGTAACTGTAGGAGCGATGTCAACTGTTGCATCTCCTCCAGAAGTGAAGCTTCCAGTTTCTGTACTTGTAACTGTAAATTCAGTGTCGGAGGCAGACTGCACGGTAAACAGTCCGTTGTATCCAGTAGGGAACACGTTACTGATAGAGACCCTATCTCCAGGCGCAAAATCGTTGTTCGCTGTTATGGTCACTGTAGAGCCATCACCTGAAGCTCCAGTTATTGAAGCAGAGCCCCTCAGGTCGGTGTAGCTTTTTGCAATGTTAGATCCGATTTGAACAACCTGAAACACCGTGCTCGAAACATTTGCGTACACGTTGTAGTAGCCGTCAAAAGTTTGGCTTACGTCTTCTAGGTAAACAATGTTGTTTGCATCAAATCCGTGGGCGCTGCTTGTTTCTATAGTTGCTACGTTGCCGCTTCTGGAAAAGCTGTATACGGGAACAACAGTCGCACTTTCTGTTGTTGTGCTGACGTCATTTCCAGTGTTGCTGTAGGTAAAGCTGTAGTCATCTATAACAGACGCAACTACTGCTTCTGAGTTGTCAAAAGTAGAAACAAATACGTTGTCTACTGTAGAGCCGTCAGTTCTGACATCAGTGATAGTTACTTTTTGTCCTGGAGTAAGTTCGTGCTTTTTTAGAGTAGTTATTGTGGCAATGTCTGAAGATCTAGAAACAGTGTTGATTTGATTGAATAGATCAATTCCTGGGCGTATCTCGTCATTGGCAAAGTCAAAGTCAAAGAGGTCAGTATTTAGCTCTCTTAGCAGGTCTTTAGCAAACTCGTAGCTGTCCTGTCTTGTTTCTACTGTGATTGGGTTGTCTTCTCCAAATGTCATATTTGGGAGGGTTTTACTATTTCCAGTAGCAACATCAACATAAGTAGCAGGTACAGTGATCACTGATTTGTCTTCGCTGTCTAGGGTAGAGCTAAGTACTTCAAAGTAACCGTTGTAAAGAGTGTAGCCTTCGCCCCAATAGATGTATACAGCTTCTCCTACTGTAAAGCCATACTGTCCGAGGCTAAGGTTGACGGTCATAATTCCGTCACTCACTTCAGCTGTTGCTTCGTAGGAGCTGTTCCAAGTCTTCCAGATAACTCTACGGGACAGGTAGCTAGTAAATTCCGAAGCAGATACGGATAAAACTTTGTCAATAAGACTGTACTCGCGAGACCAAATAATTCCGCCCCAGACGCAAATGCCGTCACGAACAACATAGAGAGCAGTTCTAGCAGGGAGCGTATTTTCGTAGAGGCTCAGGTTATAGGTGTCTTCAGTGACAGCAATATCACCAGTAAAAGTTCCAGCTTCTGTTAGCGAGCGAGAGTAGGAAACACTTCTAAACGGTATCTCAGCGAGAAGCTCGTTAGACATGAGGTCGCAAACAAAGTAACGGTAATCAACCGATGCTTCGGTACCCTGAGTTCTTACTGCCATCTTTTGTCCTTGAATGTCTTTGTATTAGTTTACCAGCTAGCCAATCCACCCAGATCGGTAGTAGATGACCCATTCGGAGCTAGTGATGCTGTTTTCCGTGTAATTAGAGACGTACAGTCGATTACTTCCAGGCTCCAGGTATATCCAGTCAACTAAGACTTGAAGTTTTGCCCTACCATTTGCAGTGTTAGTTACGGCTCCTGCAGAGTAGGTCACATCTAGTGCTTCTCTGTTGTAGGTGTCTACCTCAAGCTTGTGTCCACTTGCTACCCCTCCAACTAGTTCTATGCTTTGGCCATTTTCTTGGTTAGTGATTGTCGGCGGGTTGTCTGAATCTGTAACAGCAGATACTCCAGAAATTTCTATAATGACGGGGACAGCGGTATTGCCGTCATTCACTATTGTTGTTTCCCATGAGGAAGAAGAATTGATTGTTGCGGTCTGGTATCCGTCTGGATCACCATCAACAAACTCATACTTGATTGGGTCAACGGCTTTAAGTCCGATAGAAAAGTCATGACGACCACGAGCATTTACGCTAGTAATTTGCGGAGCACCACTGAGGCGAACTTTTGCAGCTTTTCTGATTTTGTGAACCAGCTTGTTGCTTTTTATGGCTTCTACACCAACTACACCGTCAATTGTCACGGTGTTACTAGTCACTGCAACTACTTCGATATCTGCCCCGTTAGGGATAGCTAGGTAATCACCTACAGCAATATTGTGATTTGTAGAGGTGGTGTACTTTGCATACGGGTGGGTTGCAGTCCCCCCTGAAACGTAAGTGTCAGTTACAGAGCTCGCAACAGTAAATGTGTTGCTTGTAATAGCAATAATTTCTTGGCCCGCAACGTCAAACGCGCTGGGGCTAGTGTTTGCTACTGTAATTGAATCTCCCACTGAAAAAGAGTGAATAGATTCTTGGGTAGTGTACACAACGTTTGTGCCATCCCCGACGGCGTTCGATATTTCTGCATCAGAAGCAATTACTCTACTTGATATGTCATAGGATTCGTTTTCGTCCACAATTAGGTAGCCAGCTGTAGTGGTCTTAACCATAGGAGACAAATAGCTCATTAAAGTGTTTCTAGCCGCTGCGGCATCAGATGGCTCTTGAGGGAGGAAAGAGCCATTCAGTGTAAGAATCCTGTTGGCATACCTACCAATAGCGTCATATGAACCGTCGCCCCAGCCCCTAGGGAGATCTGGGAGCTCTGGGTCAGGCAGGGTCCACCATCCTGCAATGTCAGTTACAACCCACACAACATTATTAGAGTCAATAGTGTTTAAGGTAAGACCAGTTTCAGTTGCAGGGTTCCAAAGCTGAATGCCGCCCTCTAGCTTCATTCCAGAGAGGAACGGCTCGGGATAGTTAGTTAGAGCCGTATTTACGACTTTATTTTCTTCAGCCTGATTTTTTGTTGGCTCTACAGAATCATAGAAGTCTGCTTTAGCAACACCGCTATCAAAACTCCCGCCAGGGTCAACTTGCTGAGCAGAAGACGGGGTTGAGTAGTATTGAAACACTGGGTAGACATTCGTCACGCTGGAAGACGAAAGGTCTGAAAAACTTAGTGAAGAAAGAACTACGGAAGAGACGTTTGCCGTAGAGCTGGCGGGGGAGCTCGAGTAGGTGTTAGAAAGAGACCAACCAACAAATTGGATGTTCTCTGTAGCTGAAGTGTCTAGAGGAGTGTCTCCACTCAAGTCTCCAAGATACGTAATAAGCTCTGCATCAGATGCTATTACAGAGTCGTCTAGCCGAAGAGTGGGGCTAGTGCCAAGCAGCTCTACAGCTGTATTTGCAAGAACATAAACGTACTTATCTATGCCGTAAGTTGCCATTAGATAGCACCCTTCTTAATCTCAAATGCAAGCCTTCTGGAAACGGCTGCTGCAAGTTCTCTCTCATCCATTCCAGGGGATGGATTAACGGTGATGTTGATGCCACCAGCCCCGCCAGCTAGAGCATTAATCATTGCGTAGTCACGCCTTGATAGGCCCTTCTCGTCTAGAGGCTCTACACGTTCTGGACGCCCTGCTTCTGCTAGCTGCGCAATTGTACCTCCACTTGAAGGCATTACGACGCCACCCTCTGCAAGCCGAGGTATGGTAATTCTTGGTATTAGGCTAATTTCTAGCTCTTGGCCAATAAGATCACCAAGGAAGCCTAGACCACCATTGGCCAGCTTGATCATGTTGTTTAGGCCATCGATAAAGAAGTTAATAAAGTTCTCTGCCATGCCTATGAGGCCATTAATGATTCCCTTAAAGAATCCAGTTACATTATTCCAAACGTCCTCGAAGAAGCCTCCGATAGCGTCAAAGGCATCCTTAAACCAAGTTTTGACATTTGTCCATACTTCCTTAACACCTTCAACTGTCGTGTTCCACGAGTCTCTAAGGTTTGTTCCAAGAGTCCTAAAGAAGCTAAAAATATTATCGATAACAACTTTGAAAAGTTCTGAGAATCCTTCCCATGCTTCTTTTATAAAAGCCACAAACTTGCCCCAAAGTTCTTGTCCAAATCTAGTTTGAGTGAAGAACCATGTTAGAGCTGCAACAAGCGCAATTACTGCAGTAATAATGATTCCAACAGGATTGGATAGGCCAAACACTGCAGCAAGTCTTATACCAATAAATTTAATAATTCCGTAAACAGAGCCAAGGAATCCGAGCAGCGCAATTACCGATCCAATTACTACTAAGAAGAAGTTTTTAATCTGCTCGAAAACAAATGTAAGAGCAGTGGTGAAAGCAAAGACTCTACCAATTGCGTCAATAATTTCTTTGTTCGCAGGATCACCAATAAACTCAGCTATTGGTTTGATTAGGTCGGTTATTGTCTCAAAGAATGTGGTAGGAGCATCTGCGTCAGCAAATCCTGCAAACAAGTCTCCAAGAGTGACAATCAGTTCTCCGAGAGCGGGAGCTGCATCAGCAAAAGCCTTAAAGACGGCATCCCAGTTGTCAATATTGTCCTGCTCATTTAGAGCTTCAAAAAACTTTCCAACGTTTTCATTGGCACCAAGCTCCAAGAAGGATCCAATAACATTTCCTAAGAATTCCATTACAGGACCAAAGTTATCGGCAAGTCCTTGGAAAGTATTTTTTAGTGCTTCTCCCTCTGCACTTATCTCCCCGTCTTTAACTAAGCTAGCGAACCCACTGGTACTGTCTTCAAAATACTTTAAGACCGTGTCTATAGGTCCACCTTCTCCAGAGAGAATAGTTATGAAGTCACCAAAGCCGTTGAATAGGTTTCCAATAATTCCAAATAGTCTGGAGCCAGTAGAATATGCGTCCCCGAAGAAGTCTTCTAGTCCACCCTCGCTCAGCTGGGTGTTCCAGTCAATTAAAGTGTCTCTAACAAAAGTCAGGAACTGAGTGCCTATCCCATTTGCATCGTTGAAAATTCTAAGGAGGACTTCGCCGAACTCGCCAAATATCTCGCCAATAAGAGGGATATTTGTATTTAGGTTGTCTAAGAATGTCTCTACTTCGGCCTTCGTGTCTTCCGTTAGGAAGTTATCGAAGAAATTACTTACACCAGTCCCTAGTGATGTTCCTAGTTCCTCAAACTTTGTTTCTAGAGTGGGGAAGTAGAAATCCACCATTTGCTGGATTTGCTCTTCTAGAACTGGAAGGAACCCAGAGGCAACAGCTTCCTTAAGGACATCGAGCTTTGGACGTAGTCCAACAAGGAACTGAGCAAACCGCTTCTGAGACTCGGTCAGGCCAGCATACGGGTCCGCGCCTCCGTTTTTGTTTAGAGCTTCGGGCCCTTTAGCAACTTCCGCATTTAGATCTTGAGTGCGGTCTTTAGCTCTACGATACGCAAGCTCGGCTTCTTCATATGCTAGCTTTGCCTCCCTACGAGCTGCAGAGTTTGGCGGGAGGTCAGCAGTACGACGAAGGTTTTCTAGAGCTTTCTCTAGATTGAGGGCTGCACGGCCTTCGGATAGGGCAGCCTCTTCGGCTTGGAACTGTAGCTGCTGAAACTCTTCACGAATCTCGGCAATAGATTTGCCTAGCCCTTGGTTTTGTTTGGTGGCGGCAGAGACTGCAGCTCCTATGCCCCCTAAGGCAAACTGAGCTAGACCAATTGCAAGTCGCATCTGCACAAATGCAGCTGCTAGACCAGCTACAGCAGGAATGGCTTTACCAACTGCAGCTACTAGTATGACTAGCCCGCCGACTAGTGCAGCAAGTCCTCCAACTAGGGCAGCCGCGCCAGTACCTACCGTATAAGTAATCCTAACAAGACTTCTAAAAGCCAGTCTTGCTTGCTCAGCTTCGGGGGCTATAATCCTAAGGCCATCAGCAACTTTATTGAAGACGTTTCCAGTGCCTTGATCAAATCCTCTTTTAAAGGCTTTACCAAAGCTTTCGCCCTGGCCCCTCGCCTGAGGACCAACAATGCCACCAAGTTTGCGAATTTGATTCGAGATATCAGAAGCCATGCCAGTCGTCACGGCTTTGACGAGTATGTGGGCTTCGCCGACTAGTGCCATCTAATACCTCACCCCCTCTTAGCCAAGCGGGGCATCTAGGTCCGAACCAAACGGCAACACTGAATCAGGGTTGAAGTCGGTCGGAGGAACGTATGGTTTAGTCTCTCCCGTATTAAAAGCAGGGTCATCAAATCCAAAGTCGCTTGTTGCATTCTTTGGAACGTAAGACCTGCCATTTTGCTTTCTAGTTGAAATTGCATATCTGTAGGTTTTTCCGTACAACAGATAAAGCTGAGAACGGTATGCACTTACAGCTTCTGCCTCTTCCGCAGAGCCGTATCGCATATCTTCCTCCATAAGATAGTGAACAACATCTGTCATTTCTGTTGCTTCCATCTCAAGTAATCTCAATCCATTTGCCAAGGCTTTACCGTTTACGTAAGGCCAGAGATCATCCGCCCAGGTTAGGATTCCTCTGGCTGCTGATTTGGGCGTCCAGAGTACTCCTCAACCAGCCACGAAATAATCTCTCCAAGTGTTTCCATAGTTACAATGCGCTCTTTGTCCTCTAGAAGGGCATTGAATCTTTCCAAGCTCTCGTCAACTAGAATTTTTTCGAAAAAAGTCGAGATAACTGACATAGCTTCTAGCGGGTCTTCCGACTGAGACCTAGAGACCAAGTCCATAAGAACTTTTCCCTGAATAGTTGGGATTGCCGTGAACTCTTCGTCATGTAGCTTGAAGGCTAGCGGTTCAGCATTTACCTCTCCACCAGTGCCAAAATCTTTGTATCTACTGCTCATTTTTGTCCTCTATCAATAGTGTCTTTACTGGTTTTTTCCAGCACTACTATTGTACCTGAGGTTATCGCACCTTTATTGGCCTGATCAGACTTTTTCTCATGGGAGTGGTAAGATATGGGTTAGCTCTGGTTCCAGGGTGAAACACTTCTGTAGTTCTTATAAGTCTTGTTCCAGTTCTAAACACAAGTACAGGCTTTTTGCTTGGAGTTATCAAGTGAGGCCTAGTGCCTTCGTGATGGGCATATGCATAGTTTTTGTTTGAACCAATCCAAAGATATTGACCAGTAAAATTACCCGTGTGCTTCATGTGGATAGATGTTCTGAGTGCGCCTGTTCTTACTCCAACTTGCCTCTTAGCGCCTCTAACTATTGATTCTCCCCTCCTGTGAAGAGCCCCCCAAAGATTGCCCCTAGGCGTGTTTAGTATCAAGTTTAGCTGAGGCTTGTAAATCTTTACATTTATTACTTTCCAAACAACTACAGAACGCCTACGACCAGGGCCACCAGGGGGGCCTCCACCGCCCCTTAGAGAGCGTCTTATAAGTTTTCTGGCTGTGTTGCCTAAAAAGGAATCAGGAAGACCATACATTTTATGGGACCGCCATCGTGACAGTCATGTCAGTAGTTTGAAATCCGCCTTCTGGAGGATTAACGGCTAGGGTAGCAATAACCCCAACTCCATATCCTGTTTCGTCCCACTGGTCTAGCTGGTTGATTGATTCCATCAAAACCCAGGAGTCAATGGCCATGACCTCGGAAGCTTGCTCAATTCTTTCTGGGGAAGGCGGCCTACCATTCTGCTGAACAATAGGTGTTTCGCGAGCAATTGAAATTGTAATAGTGGCACTCCTAGGGACATGGCAGCGTTGCGGTTCGCCAACCTCTGCCCCTGGAGAGCCTAAGTACATCTGTTGGAAAAAGACAACTAGCTGTTCGCAGTCAACCGCGGGCTGAGCCATCGTCCAATAACGACGACGTGGCAGCTCCACGTTGTATGACTGAAAAACAGACTGCACCCTCTCCAGTACGCCTGCCATCATGTCCCTGAGATTTACCGCATCCTCAGAGACACCAGATAGATCTAGTTCCTGACTTACCATTGGTTACTCCTCGGTGGAGCTCTCCTCAACAGCTGGAGCCTCTACGGTCTCCTCAACAACAGAGACAGCTGGTGCTGACACGATTGGCTCTGGCGTTGGAGCTGGAGCAGATACGCGTGGAGCAGGGGCTGCCTTCTTTGCGGGCTTCGCGGCACCCAGCATGTCCTGGGCACGGAAGTTAGTCTGAATTGACATATTTTCCTTCTTTCTTAGTACATCGTAACTTTTAAGTTACCTGTAGCTAGTTCGACCAGACTCTCGACACCATCACCATCAGTGCTTGAGGCGTAAAGTGTCCATGTTCCTGGGTCCACCAACCCCAGTGCAGTTTTTGCACTTGTGTAAGGAATGGTGAAATCTAGTGTGTCATCGCTGTCATCGAGAGTAATCGATGCTGCGGGCAGTGTCACAGAAGTGGTGTCTCCGTAATTTCTCAAAATAACTTTTGGAGTATAAGTAGAGTTTAGCGGGAAGAAGTTACTTAGATCAGTTCCGCTGTCTGTTGACGTCCAGCTAATCGAGCCTGTTGGCTGGGAAAGCGTAAGATCAAAGTCTGCATTTGCGGTCAGCTTAAGAGGCTTTGCTGTGTACTTACGAGCGCGAGGAGCATCTACAGAGAAGACCTTAGAGCGACGACGAGCGTTGTCTGGGTTTACCGTCTTGAGGAAAAGGTCAATCTCGTAGAGACCTGTGCGGAGCTCGTCGATAAATTCTTGGTTGTCAAGGATGGTGTAAGAGACGCCCTGACGTGAAACGGAAGTTACACGCTGAGGCAGCTCACACATCTCGTCGCCTGACCATAGGCGTGCAAACTCAATAGCTAGCTTACGAGCCGCCATTTTTCCAGCAGTAGGAACTGCAATCCCATATTGATAGGTAATTTCTACGTTGCAAGGAGTCCAAGGCGTGCCAGCCTTAATGTGGATGGTTGAGTGGTCTACAAGGTAGTAACTGGATGGATCAAGAACAACACCGTTCTTGTTTCGCATCGAGATAATCTTAGTTACTGGACGCCCTCTGAGTCGGATTCTTGCGTCTGGCGAGAGCCCGTCAGCAGTGAGCTCAGAATATTCGTCGTAGTCTCCTGACGGAATATTATAAACGTCACCGCCAAATAGTACAGGACTGTTAGTACGATCGGAAGGCCCCATGCGATTGTTTCGAAGGGTGCAGGTGTAACGCTCGGTGACAATGGTCTCTCCTGTGTATTTACGTCCAGACATGGCCCAGAGTAGATTAGACGCTACCTGGATGGCCTCTTCCGTATATTCGGTGTAAGAGTAGTCTCCAAGCTCGTCTGCTGTAATCCACGAATTCGACATAATTTCCTCTTTATAAGTTTAACGGGTGGTAGCCCAAGCTAATTGCTCAAGCCACCACCCGTTTCTTTAGCTATTAGCTAGGGTTTTCGTTTGAAGCGATGATGTTATCGATAGCAGTGTCTTCGTTGTAGTCCTTGTTGCCAGGAACGTTGAAGGTAGAGCCACCAGCATCAAGGCTTGTGGTTGCCGTGTAGCTTGCGGCCTCAGTTACGCTGTTAACAACAGTTACCTTAGCGTTACGTGATACGTTGAAGGAGCTAATGTCAGCAGTGATTCCGCTAGAGACGTAGGTGACGGTGTTTCCAGAGATAGAGTCAACATCGAAGGTTCCATTGAATGGAGTTCCAACGTTCTCAATCTTGATGGAGTCACCAGCAACGATGTTCGGGTTCGCGCTGAAGGTAAGAGTTGCAGCGGTTCCAGAAAGAAGTGCTGCGGCACTGTCAACGGTGATCGAGCTTGCGTCAGTTGCGGTAGCCGAGGTGAAGTAGACAGGTCCAGTCTCGTCGGTCCAGGTGTAGAATCCGTTGAGGCCAGTAGGTGCCCATGATGCACGCGAGTAAGCGTATGGACGCTCAGCTGCAACTGGGAACTCCCAGCGGCCATCTGGGCCAGACTGGAATGTTGCGTTACCAAGACCGTATCCTTCGAAGGTGTTAGCCATCAGACCGTTTTCAATTACACGGTCGCCAGACTGACGCATCTTGACGAATGGGAATACCCAGTGGAAGTAAGGAAGAACGGAAGCCTTCTTACCATCCTTGACTGCGTGCGACCATACTTCTAGGGCAACACCGTTACCAGCTGGGTCGTCGCCGACGCCAGGGGCTGCCCAACCAATTGACTTGTGGTCAGCGTTTGCTGCAGTTCCTAGGTTCTTGCGAAGAAGCAAACCACCAGAGATCAGAGCAGTAAGCTCTGGGTCTGGCTCACAAATAGCGAGCTCCATGGTGATTCTCTTTAGGGTGTCGGGAGCCTTGTATGTAACACATACAACACCATTGGCACCCTTCTCTGTGATTTCGTCGCCCTCTTCATATTCAGGGGTAAACGAAACCCTCATGAACGCTGAAGTGGTGTATGAGTCCGCACTTCCCGTCATTAGGTTACCAGCAGCATCTAGGCGGGTGACACGGATTGACACACCCTGAATGCTGGCTGCATATTCTTGAGTAGCCATCTAGCTATTCTCCTTAGTTTCTTGTTTAAGCCGAGAGGTCAACTCTTGCGGCTAGGTGGATGGATGTGTCAAAGAGAGCCGAAGCAGTTCGGAACGCTTTGATACGCATGTCATTTGCATTTCCCGACACGTCATAGCCCTGGGCTAGCGAGCCGTTTACAACCTCTGGGTTGCCAAGGTGAACTGCCATGGCTCCAGTGGCGTAAATCCATTTGTTGGTGATGGTAGCAGCAGCTCCAGCATCACCTACAGGTCCATTACCAGAGTATCCAGCTCCGATAACAACTTTGGTTCCCAGTCTGGTGACAATTACATCGTTGTCCTTGTCAAACTGCAGCTTGGTACCCAGAACTGAAGCAACATCGGCTGTCATGTGGATAATTGGCTGCTCTCCAGTAGGGGAGATATTGCGAGCATCGTGCTCGATGGCTGCAAGCGCCAAAGCTGCAGACATTGCAGTTCCAGAGTTAATTTTTGTTACAGATGCAGCCTTGGTTAAGTATGGGTTAGACAGTGACTCAGCCACTGCAATTTCGCCGTCCCACAGCTCTTTCTCTACAGCTTTTTGACTAGCTGCATCGAGCTGCTTGAGAACACGGGCATATCGGTCTTGCCCAAGAATACCAAAAGTAGAGTCTAGATCTTCTACTTCAATGAAGAAGGGGTCAAGCTCGATAAAGCGATCTGGCTTGTCTGCCGTAGCGTAGACCTCGATGGCAGTGTTGTCAGTGACATCTAAGTTGCGGATGGCCTTTGGCTCGGCATCAAATTCTTGTGAGTAGCCACGTACCCAACGCTCGTCGTTGGCAGTAGCGCTGTGGTTTTCTGGCTTGACAATGCTAAATAGACCCGAGTGGTTAGGGTCTAGGTCTGGTGCTGTGTAAACACCGTTTTCAAAAGCCATTTGAAATCCTTAAAGATAAAAGTTTTTAGGGGGTGGGTGCCCCCTGGCCCGAAGGCCAGGGAGCGAACCCTATTTTGTTGCTATTTAGTTTTTAGAGCTCAATAGCAGCTGCGGTTGCGCCACCAGTGGTGTCGCGGAGAGCAGCGGCCACACCGTTAACGTTAACGGCCTGAGTGATTGCTAGAGACTCGATACCTACCTTGGCAACGCCCTCGAAGGTCTCAACGAACATCTTGTAGTCGTTGGTTCCAACAAGCGAGCTGTCGCGGATGATACCTAGGTCTAGAGTTCCGCCGTCTAGGAACAAGAAGGTGCCCTCTGAGAAGAGGTACCACTTGAAGCTGTCTGGGAACTCGAGTAGACCAGTTGCGCCCTGTGCACCGAATGGGGTGGCGTCAGGAGATGCAACTAGAGTTACGTTCATGCTCGAGAGGTAGCCCTCGATCTCTGAACGAGCAACCGAAAGGGTGCCGTCACCTGGCATTGCGACCGCGAGGTCAGCTGCCATAGCGTCGTATACCCATTCAGGGATGATTGCCTTGAGCTGTGAGCCCTGAGCAATACGGTGGCGTGAACGGTAAGCAACAGCAGCCTTGCGCATGGTTACTAGGAAGTCACGACCGAAGCCCAGAAGGGTTCCAGAGGTAACAGCCGTCGAACCAGACTCGATCTTGCTGATGATGTTCTGCTCTGCCTCACGTGCGTGCTGTACAAGGGCTAGCTCGTTGTGACGGGCAATTAGCTCTGGGTATGCACGAGTCATGAGGTTACCAAACTGCAGCTGCAGGGTGACAGCGTCAGTCACAGCGGTCTGCTCAGCAGCAGCTGAAACAGTTAGGCTGGACTTCGATGCTGGGCTTGGGGTTACTGCAGAGTCGTTAGCTGCAGTCCAAACGCCAACAGCGTCTGCGTAGTCACCAGAAGCAAAGCTTGGTGCGGTTACGAAGCGAACGCCGCCACGGTCAGCCTGGAAAGTAGGTAGGCTGTCGCGAACTGGACGTACGGTGGTTGAGCCAAGGCTGTAGATGTCGTACTTGACCTCTACTGGAGCTGCGTGACCACCAGAAGCAACAAGTGCTTCACGGCCTACAACGCCTTCAATCTTGGTCTGGTTCTCCAGTGGGTCGGTTCCTAGGAAACGGTCCTCTGGGTATTGGGTGGAGAAAGATGCAACAATGTGCTGCTCTCCGTCGCCACCGTTAACACGGCGTAGGCTGTGGAGACGCTTTTCAAATGCGCTTGCAACCTCTTTCATGTCATTCATAGTGCTTCCCGCGGTGTAGCCAGGAATGTCAGCGCCAGCAGTGATAGCCACTGGAGCCTCGGTTACCTGAACTACAGGCTGGCGGTCAGCAGGGGCCTCAAAGGCCTGTTCTTCTGCGGCGCTCACTAGTGCCTGCTCCTTCTGCTCTTCTACGAGAGCGGTTGTTGATTCGATTGTTTCTTCAGAAGAGAGCTCAGCCTCGGTCTCAACTTCGGCAACTGCTTCTGCAGTCTCTTCAGTTGATAGCTCGGTTGCTTCTTCTGTTGTGGTTGATAGTTCAGAACCGTCTTCCTGATCGGTTGATGCTTCTGCGGCAACCTCAGTCTCAGCTACTGCCTCTTCGGCAACAACTTCCTCTGCGATTTCCTCTGTAGATGCTTCGGCGGGTGCCTCTGCTTCTACGACAGCTTCGGTCTCGCTAGCCTCGGCCTCGACAGCAGTCTCTTCGACTGATGCCTCTGCCTCGACTGGAGCCTCAGCTACAGCCTCTTCAGCTGGAGCTTCTACAACCTCTTCGGTTGAGAGCTCTGCTTCTGGAGCAGCCTCTTCAATGACCTCTTCGGTAGCAGCTTCTGCTACTACTTCTTCGGTAGCAGCTTCTGCTACTACCTCGGTCTCGACAGCGGCTTCGGTTACTGCCTCAGCAGACTCCTGCTCAGAAGCGGATGCTGCGATTGTTTCGTCGGCAGACATTTCTTCCTCCTTCTTGTCTTCCTCTTCGGCGTCTTCCTCAGCTTCTGCCTCAGGCTCTTCTTCGGTTTCCTCCATAGGCATTTCTGCCTCTTCGGTTTCCTCGGATTCTTCCATGGGCTCGTCTTCGGTCATAGCCATTTCTTCTCCCTCGTCTTCAACCTGTCCCTTGACACGGGCGGTTGCGTCAGCAGCCCTCTGAGCGAGCTCAGCGGCCTGTGCTTCACGGTTAGATAGTTCTCCGCGAACGATGTCAAGAGAGTCAGCTAGTGACGTCATAGCATCAACTGTCTCAGGAGTAGGGTCTTCTCCCTCAACCGCTTCAAACTGGCTGATGATATCTGCTTGTAGTTCAGCGAGCTGTTCGTCGCTGAGCTCAGAGATACCATCTAGCTGAGTCTTGATTTGGTCGTACACTGTACCTCCTAGGCCAGTTATGGTTGTGGGCGTGACTTACACCCTATTTTCAGTCAAGGCTAAGGGACTCAACGCACGGAGCGCGAGGCGCTTAAACCTACGATAATTTTACCTTATTTTTTAGGTAAGTAGTCGGAGTAGCTTGCTCATCTCAGATTGAACCTCTCCCTGAGAGTACAAATCTGCTCCTGACATGTAGGATCTGAGACTTTGCGTAGCAATGTCAGCATCCTCTTTACCGATCTTTGCTTCGACTCGGCTAATCATTCCATCGATTAGATCCTTTAGTCCCGCGGGTAGATCGCTAAACTTAATTTTCTCTGCATCCTCGCCAAACGGTAGAGGTAGGTTCGAGATTGTCTTACCAAGCTCTGCTGCGGTTAGACGTACGTTCTCAAGAGCCTCTGGATTTAGTGCCTTGGCATCGAGACGGTCAATCATCTCCAAAAGCTGGGAGCTGGCAGCTGCAGATGCAGCATAATCACCAGCAAAGTCTAGATTTTCAGCGTCTTCAGCCTTTTTAAGGGCTTTTGCTAGACCAGCAACTCCAAGGTCCTGCTTTAGACGAGCTAGAACTGTGCGGTACTTTCCTTTAGCATCACGAGGCTGGTTTACGCCAGAGACATACTTAGGACGACCATCTTCGTCACGCTCTACGGGTTTGCCCTTGTTCTTTTTTACTTCTTCGGCAGCTTTGATTTCTTCTTCAGTTTGCTTGTCAGCTTCCTTCTTAGCTTCTTTAAGCTCGTCTAAGTCAGCATCAGAGATATCTTCATCTTTATCACCCGCTGCAGTCAAGTTACATCCGCAATCCTTGTTTGCAGCAGCTGTAATAGCAGCACGCATAGAGGCAACCTGTTCGGCAGCTTCTACAGACGATGCATTTTTCCAATGCTCTGGAACTAGCGCCCACTTGCCGAGCTGACGAGCACGCTTCATAATGTGCTTGCGAACCATGCGGCGCTCTGAAGCTTTTGCACGTCCATAAGCTTGAATTGCATTCTTCAAGTCTTCAACATTACGAATAGGATACGCGCCGTCATCTAGTGCGTGACCCTTCTTGGCTAGCTTCATTCTCTCTTCCTGAGAAATCTTTGCCAGCTCGGCTACGGCAGCAGCAACTAGTGCCTTTTCGCGCATACCTGTAGCGCTAGCTGTTAAAGCTTCAAGATTGGCTTCACGTAGAGCTTTCTTAGCTTCCCTGACACGACCTCTTAGATTTGGTGCACTTGCAGCAAGCTCACCAAGCAACTCTGCTTTTGTATTTAGGGCACACGCAGGGCCCGAGCATTTCATGGCTGCCATGTAGCTTGCACCAGCAGCAACTAGGGCCATAACCTTTCCAGACGCAATCATTGCGCGAGCGGTCGGGAATCCTGGTACGTTGACCTGACAGATAGCAACTAGCTCTAGACCGCCTTGGATTGGACGCCAGTCTCCAGAGGGAGCAGAAGCACGAAGTGCACGAATCTGCATCTCGTCTAGGGCTGGACGGATAGAACCTGCACACCAGATTCCGTACTCGTCTTCGCCAACGTGGATATCCGCAACAGCAGAGGCGGTGTCATCGTAGTGCTTAGCTGCAGACTTAGCGTCAGCGTTAAGAGGAGCGTGTCCGCCAGCAAGAGTTAGCTGACCGACTGGGACATCGTTACCGTCATCAGTGCGGAGTACGCCAGTGTGGAAGTACGCGTACTTGCTACGAGAGCGAGGCGGCTTGGTTGCACGTGGAAGCCCGATGTGGCTTACGTTCCATGCAGCAATGTGACCATAGATGCGACCATCATCATCAATAGTTAGTGGTGTTGGCTTAGTAAATCCAGGGTGCTTAAACCAGTCAGCAGGAGGAATCATTGGAACTTCCTGCTTTAGGAATCCAGACGCGGCAAGCGGTTCGAGGTCCGCGAAGTCTTCCATTGACTCTTCGTAGACGCCATCTTCTGGGGTCACGGCTTCCTCCTGATCCCCCTCGTTTTGTAATTCAATAGAGCATTCTTGGAATGCTGGCTTAGCTACAATTGTAGCAGCCATTATGCGTGCCTTAGTTATGGTCAGCTTGTCCTTGCCCATAACTTCGCCATCATCAGCATTTTCTTCTGCTTTTTCAGGCTTGTCTTCTTTTGCTTCAAACTGGTCAAGGTCAACAGAAACACCACGAAGGAAGCCGTGACGCACTAGACGTTCAGCCTCTTTTCCGTAAGGTCCAGTGTCAAAGACGCCATAGGCATTACCCAAGCCGCCCTCGACACGCTCGATATAGTCGATGCGACCAACCACAACGGAGCCATCGTGTCCAGAACCAGTCTTAATCTGCCAGAGCAGGGGGACTGGGAGGTCACGCGTTGAGATAGCGCCTTCTTTAAACTTTCTGCCGTCACCTGACTCTTGCTCTTCTGGCACAAGCATCGGAATAAAAAAGCTAGCGCCTTTTTCTTCTGTTGCAGCTGCAACTAGACCAACTTTTTGCCGAGCATCTGCAGCTAAAGCAGCAAGTCTTGACTTTTCTACAATTATGGAATCAAAGGACTCTTCGGATGTAAACATCATCGAACTCCCGACGCGACCTCGGCCCTTCTTGCGGCCAGGGTTTCTCGGGTCGCCCGTGTATACGCCAGTAACTTCTTTGTGGCGGAGCTGGCAGTATCCCTTTGCACGTGGACCCATGTACTTGGATAAGTAGCGTACGCAGCGGGTCCAGTCGCCAGGGGTTCCCCAGCGGATCTTGAGAGCACCCTTACCGCGAGTCCAGTAGCGACGAAGCTTCTCGGCACCGCCACGGTTTCGATCTAGGCCACCCTTTGCGAGCAGTGGCTCTACTACACCTTCCCAGAATTGAGCGAAGTCGTAGCCTGAGGCTTGCACAGCTGTTTCGTCAGCCTGCTTTAAGACATCATTTAGAACCTCTTTGTCGTCCAGCTGAACAACAGGTGGAGGAGTCGCTGACTTGAGGTCTAGAAGAATCTGATCATTCTTCTGCCACTTGCCTTCTACACGCTCGTAGACTACTGGTTCGGTAGAGGTCTTTGAGGCAGGAACAAGGGCCACGAGATCCATAACCGCGGTCATATCTTCAGGAGAAACGATAGCTAGGTACTTAGCTGGAACGTCAGACTCTTTTGGAGAGTTAATTGCTTCTTCTGCCTTCTCTCCAGCAGCGTTGATTCCGTGACGCTCTTTTACAAACTTTTTGTCATAGTCTTTTAGACCCTTAGGGTTGTCATCATAGGTCTTGTAAGAATTTCGCATCTTGGAAACATATGACGGAAAGTCTTTTAGGAGACTATTAATATCTTTACTAGTTAGCGGTGGAAGTGTCCCAGGGAGATGTGCTAGTGGCATATTTCTAGGAGTTCTTGGCTCTCCAAGAATTCCACTAAAATCAATTGGTGCTTGACGTTGGAGCATGGGGGTAGGAGCATCAACATCTGCTTCTGCCTGCGTGTATTTAGCATCAACAGAGATAGTCTTTCCACTATCTAAACGAACTTCAACTTTCCCAGACGCTACATCAATTTTAGTTATCTCTCCCGAGCCGCGCTCGGTGTCTCCTGCAACTACAGTTCTTGCACCTACAGTGACAAACTTACCGCCAGCATCTCTAGGCTGCTTGCTTGCAATCTTTGATCGCTCTTCAGGAGTGTAGTTTCCATCTCTGTTGGTCGGAGAGTCTCCCGCAGCCGTCAACACTCGGTCAATCATTCCGTAGTCTTCTTCTGATAGACCGTATGCAACCAGCTCGGCTTCTTCAGGATCAATCTCTTCTAGTTTGACAGGCTGGTATGGACGCTCTTGCATAAAAGCAGAAAGAATAACTGCAGACTCAGGGTCAATCATGACGTGAGTCTTTTCGACCATGTCGCCAAATTCGTCTAGCTCTTTGTCGTAGAAGTAGATGTCGCCATCGACGTGACCCATGTTATCCCAGCCGTCGCCGTCCCAGAGGAAGACGCTACCATCAATGTCAATTTTGTAGAGGCGGTCAATGCCAGAGTTGTCCATACGAACACGAGCCATAAATTCTGGGCCAACATTCGGGTCCAGCTCGTGAGCCATGCGGAAAGACTCTAGATCACTAGAATACGTGCTGTACTCGGAAGTGGTCAGCTCGTCAATATTTTCGTCATAAGCACTAGCTGTTTTAGCTTTTCTGTCTTCACGCTCAACTATTGTACGCGCCCAGCTCCACGCAGGATCGCCGCCCCAGAGAGCCCAAGCAATTTTTCCGTTTGACGGATAGCCATCTTCTCCGCGGTCCCAGCCTTTACCCTTCTTGTCAACTTCGTGACGAGGGAAATACTTTGCAATGTGGCGAACCTTCTGGATACCAATCTGTCCACCCTTAGCTAGGGTGCGAGCAGTGTTCATGCCAACAGGGGTGCCACCACGTCCGTGCTCTTTACGCCATTCAAGAGCTTTCTTTGCCTCTCGCTGTACGCTACCTGGGATTGTGTAAAGTCTTGACTTGCGTTCTCCGCCTGCAGTTAGAGGCCCTTTAAAATACCCGACGGCTGCGTTAGCCAAAGCAATAGCGTCGTCTGATGCGTCTAGCTGAGAAACCTCCCACTTCTCTGCAGACGAAAGATTTTCGTGAGCGTCAACAGCCTGAACAATATTCAGGTCAGTGTCGATTACAACACCACGTTCTCCGTCCGAGAATAGGGAAAGATTACCTTTAGTTCCCGCTAGGGTTAGCACTTAGTTCTCCTGCTTAGAGTCTTCTAGAACAACTTCTAGTTGGCTGGCATATTTTTCAAGCATAGGGGTGTCAATTTTCTCCCCTTTGTCCCAAGCCTGAACTAGTTGATGCTCCCATGCATTTTTATCTGCAGGATCTGCATCAATAATCGGTTCCTTTTCCCAATCGACTTTCCAAACATCGTACTTTTCCGAGTTTAGATACTTATCAACTACTGGATCTTGGCGAGTAACCATGTCCCATTCGGCGTTCCGTCTAATGCCTGTTCCGATTAGGTTAAAAGTGAAAATGGCATCGACTTCGTCTGTACCCTTATTCACGTAAACGTAAATAGATACAGGCTCACTGTCTACATACTTTGAATCTTCAGCCATATTTTTCCTAATCAGTGTCTAGATAGGTGGAGCCAGGTACTATTTTACCATAATGCTCCATTTATCTAGTCTTTTAGCTCCTTTATGAGCCTTTGTCCGTAGTAATTCCTTAAAGTTGGCACTACTACAACCAGCTCAGCAACTTCCTCGAGGGATAGCGAGTCTAGATCTAGGCGCTCTTCAATGGGACCATCTTCAGTGTCAATGGTGATATTGACAACGTTTGAGTTGTTCTCTTGATCTTCCATAAGTATTCCTATCTTATCCGAGATCTACACTATCAATGATGTCAAATGACTTCAAAAAGTCTAAGAACGCTGGGGCAGCTTCACCTGTCATTACCCACTTGGCAAATGAGTCAGCAAAGTGTTCATCTTTAGACTTTTTGCCGTAGCTAGTAATAAAATCTTTCGCGGCTTCGCTGTAGTTGTCACCTAGTCGAGATCCTCCCCCGCTGAGCCTAGCTAGCTTATTTCCAATAGTGTGACCAAATTCATGTACAAAGGTGTGAACCTCTGCGTCACCAAAGTCACCAGCTGGCTTAGAGCCAGAAGCCAAGCTTCCATGGTTGATCAAGATTGCAGTGTCCCATTTGCCAGGTTCTCCAGCTCGGGGGGAAGAAATGTTTACGCCAAGAACACCCGCTGTATTGCTCCAAGTTCGTCCAATGGAGTTGTATAGGGCCTGGAAGGTAGTGGGACTATCTACAATTCTGATGTAGTGGCCTTCATCACTGCCATCTACGAGGGACTTCAACTGAGGGTTACTGTTTATAAACTTGTCTACGCCTTCAACTGCTGACATATACTTCTCGAGGTCAGAGTCACTTACTCCTAGCTCTAGAGTATTATTGCTTTTATTGCGTTTGATGTCGACTCTAAGGTCTTGAACTCCGCCCTCTCCCTTTCGGAAAATAGCAGCTTCTTGAAGAATATTGTCAATCATCTTTTCTTTGGTCATGCCAAAGAATCCACGCTGCTTGGAGTGCTTAAGCTCTAGGAGTGTCCTAATCTCGGAATCAGTCAAGTCTGGGTATTCGGAACGAGCTTGCTCTACAAGCTTTGCTAGTTCACCAGAAGTAAAGAATGACTTTGCATTAAAGGAAGAAGCATCATAAGTCCATGTATCGCCTAGTTTTTTAGACAACCCAGACGCCATCTCATCGATTTCTCTCTGCACTAGATCATTGAGTGCGAGCTGCTGTTCGGCGTTACGCTTCGAATTAGCAGGAACATTGAAGTCAAGGCCAACAGTCTTTGGACGCTCCACGCTGTCTGGGTCAGTTTCAAAAACTATAGAGTCCAGGTCAAAATCAGGATCTGATTCGGCCACGTCTGCTTCAACTGTTCTGGTCTTCTGAGGAACAGTGTCAGCGTTGCTTGTCACAACTTTAGGACCGCGCTCTTCACCAGCTGCAATTGCAACCTTGCGAAGCTCGCCTTCTTTATTCATGTAAAGAACTCCATAGCCCTTCTTGTCGTCCTTACCGACAATTGGTACGGACTCGATAATTACACCAAGGTTAGATCCGTCTTTACCGTAAAGGTTGTCGCCAGGGACTACATCATCAATAGGTCCAACTTTGTCAGGAACAGTGTTCTGTCCAGGGAATCTGAGCGTAGTTGGGTTGTACAGCATTCCTCGCTCTTCGCGGAGCTGCCTTCCTGAAACACGGCCCTTAAATTCTGTCAGCTCAGTGTTTTGATCCTTTAGAATTCTAAGGTTTGTTGTTGGAATAGAAGACCTGTTTCCATTCGCATCTGTGATAGTTACGTAGTCTCCGTATCCAAAGTTGTCATCGCTCTGTACAGGATTTGCGAAGTTACTTCTCTGACGAGCTGAAACTCTAACAATTGACTTCTCGCCAATGTTGTTCTCGTATTCGACAACATTTCCAACTTCTACAGGGGTAACCTTGTCAGTTGAAGAGTAAGGAATTACCCTAGCGTTTTCATCTGCAAACATTGTCTTACGGTAGAAGTTAGACGCGGAGGTTACTAGAGCGCCAAAGCTTCTCTTGTCCTCTCCTGGGAACTTTTCTGCAAACTGCTCCCTCAGGGTGGCCATTACAATATCGTGACTTGCTTGGTCGGCAGGAACTCGACCAAACACCGCCCTAAGTCTTTCTGCTACAGCGTCAAAGTCTTTTTCCTTATAGCCATCAAAGACGCCCTTAACCTCTTTGTTAAGCAGAGTTCCGTCGCTGTAGTTGATTCTTTCGGCGTAGCCGTTTGCGTAGTACTTAGTGGTGTCCTCGATGCTCTTGGTTCTGCCCTGAAGCGTGAAGTAGTGAGCACGCTCTTTCGGATCATTAGCGTGAACATCAGTAATAAAGTTTTTGTTGTAGGTACGAGACTCCTTGCCAGTGAGAATGTCAGCAAGCATCTGAGGACTGTTTGTCTTACCAAACAGAGAAGTCATAGAGTCGCGGCCGTCGTAGTGAAGAACAGTCTCCTCTTCGCCAGTATTTAGGTCCTTGAACTTAAACATGTAACCGATCTTCTTGTCTCCAAGAATTGCGGCCTTTATTTCCCATTGCAGTCTCTTGCCATTTTCTCTAGAGACCTCTCGCATAAGAACAAGGTGGCCGTTCTCGTCGAACTTAGAATTCTTGTAGGCATTAGCAAGGAAGTTCATCATCGCGTTAGGGTCTTTGGGGTTATAAGCCTTGCCCTTTGAGTTGTACTCAACTTGCGCTTCGCCGTCAGGGCCAATCAAGTTTTCAAGGTTAGAGTTGCGAAGCTCTTTCAATTCTTCTTCGCTGAATCGCTGCTGCTTAATGAGCTGACCATTGTCCATCTTGCGTCGAGCTGCTCCTGGAGCTGCAGGAGCTTTAGGCTCTGGTTCTGGAGTTGGCTCGGGTTCTGGACGCTCGTCTACTGGCTTGCGGGGTGCCTTTGGCTTCTCTGGCTTTTCAGATGCTGGGCGCTTTGGAGCATCTTCTGCCTTTCGCACTCTGCTAACTCCAGCATTTCCAGGGAATCTTCCAGCCTTAGCAATTCGACCGTTGTCGTCGACGTAAAGCTCTACTTCACCCTGGTCGCCAACTGGCTTAACTTCTGCAACTCGCTTGTTGCCCTGCTTACCAAGAGAAATTACGTCACCTGGCTTCAAGTCAGTTAGCGGGACCTCTTCAGGCTTGCTTTGAGCTTCGCTAATTATTGAATCTAGATCTGGCTCTCCACCATAAAAACCTTCTGCCATTGCGTCATGGATTAGGGCTTCTTCAAAAGGTCCGTCAAGTTCAGCTGGATCTTCACCGTCCCTAGCCGTGTCCTCGGGAGCTTCATCCAAAAGGTCAGCAACATCTTCACCCTCGACAGCCTCCATTCCTGGAGGTAGTTTTGCTAGAGGCTCTTGGTCACGCTCTGCGCGGAAGTCTTTGTCTTCTTCGTCGGTAAGACCGCCGTTTGCTAGTTCGATGTCTAGGTCGTCAGCTGGCTTTGGGTTTAAGTCTTCTAGCTTGTTGTATTTTTCACCTAGTCCCTTTGGCAAGGTGTGCTGAAGGTCTGGGTCAATGCCCTTGCGCTTTAGGAAGTCACGGTCGAGCTTAATCTTAGTGTCGAGCTCTGCAGTAGCGGGGTCTAGCTCAATTACAGTGTTTTTTCTTAGGTCCAGTTCGGGAGCATCTTCTGTTAGTAGAGCCCTAATCTTATTTTTCTCGCCTTTAGAAGTAGCAGTTCCACCAATAGCCTTTAGACTGTACTTTTTTATTGAACCAGGACGGCCACCAATCGAACGGCCCTTGCTGTCCTCGGGAACGAAGTCCTTTCCTTGAATCATGCCGAAGAGGGCAGCACCAGTAGGAATCCAGCGGCCCTTTTTGTCACGGGGCTGCAGCTTGACACGTGCACGGCGAGCAATAGGGGAGTTACCGTCAGCAATCAAGGTTTTGAGGTCAGACATTAATTTCCTCTTTAGTATATTAAAACTACTAAAATTTTACCCTATTAAGGTAGTTGTTAGTTAGAGAGCAGCGAGTTGATTAGACTCATGGTGTCTTTAGAAACAGCCCCGCTAGAAACTAAAGCCTTTACTCGACTACTAGCGTGTATGGATTCGATTGAATCACTAGACGCTGTAAGTGACGCAATGACTGCATCCCGAGAAGATTCGTCCAGTTCTGGTGCACCTGCAATCCACTCAATCTGAGAGGCTGTGGACGCAATAATTGCCGTAGCTGGATGACCTGTGTTGAGTAGATCGTTGTGCTCGGAAACTTCTTCTAGAGCGTCTGTCTGGTTTAGAGTTGAGTACTCTAGGAAAGAGTGAAGCTCCCACAATATGGCATCGGAAAGTTCGGCACTCGAGCAGCTGTCAGCATATGCATCGTAAGATCTAGAGGCAACCTCGGCTGCGGCAGACAGCCCAACCTGACGTGACCCTCCAACCTTAGAGTTATAGAGAGAAAGAACTTCTTCGATTTCATCTGAAGTCAAAACTGACTGAAGCTTTTCAAGTGATTGGGCGGCCTTTAGTGGAACACAGTTTGGCACCATGTCTCCGCCTTTGCCCTTTTTCATGCCAACTTGGACATACCCTTCCCAGCAAGGGTCACCAGGGTTCTTCTCCAAGGCAGCCTCGTCTTCGTGCTCGGAGTCCTTCATGAGAGTTCCGTCTGGCATGTAGTGATAGCCTTCAGGAGCTTCTTTTTTGCCAGCTTCTAGATTTTCTGCAGGCGCAGCGTGACCACCAGAAGCATTAATTACTTTGTCTAAGTACTCAGACACTATCGAACTCCTAGGAATGCCTTAATCTGCCATCTCCACTTTTTGTGCATGTCTTCGCGCTGAGCGAGGAAGTCCATGAGACCAAACTCGCGGCACTTTTCTGCAATCTCCCCTGCTTCATGTAGACAGTGAATCATCATGTCATTGACACGAAGTGCTGACTGAAGCATGAACTGTACGGAGCTGCCATCATGACGCTCTTCTTTGATACAGGAAAGCTCTAGGTAGTCCTGTAGTAGGTAAGGCGCTGGGTATCCAACCTTAAGAATATTTTCAGCAAGGTCGTCAACTGAGCCTTCGACGTCTTCGTACAGCATTCCGAAGAACTCGTGGTACTCACCGAAGTCTGGGCCAAGTACGTTCCAATGATACCCCTGAAGGATAAATCTGGTTGTAACGGTGTCAGCTAATAGGTGAGCTAGCTTTTCGCCTAGTTCTGGGTTTGGGTGGTGCATACTATGCCTCTGGTTCCGCTAGTGGTGGGGTGGCTTCAGCAGGTGTAATTGGAGCTTCTTCAGAGTCCTCTACCTGCTCTGGTTCTCCCTGTAACAGTTGATCAATTTCTGGAGGAATCGGGGCTCCGCCCTCTTGCATTGTCTGCTGACGCATTTCTCCCATAACTTCTGGTGCAACGGAGCGGAGCAGTGCTTCGGTGAGCTCTGGAGTAACCATACCCTTTTGCATGACCATACGAAGTACGTACTCCTTTGGATCTGGAGCATCTGCTTCTGAGAATCCGTGAGCACGACGCCATGCGTCGTAGGAAACAGCAATCTTGTCGAATCCTGCATCTGCATCTGCAGCACGGTCGTTGCGAGTGGCAACCTGGGATGGGTCAAACCAAATGCAGACATCCTTTACTTCTTGCTCGGAGTATCCGTTAGCAATCAGGTATGGACGCAGATAGACAACAGTAAGCGCGTCAACTATAAGCAGCATCAGTGGTTCGATGTGTGCCTTGTAAAGAGCTTCGTCAATTTGCAGCGCGTTAGAGTACTTAACGTTTGCAAGACCAGTGACTACATCCTTAGGGACATCTAGTCCCTGCATGATGCGCTCTAGTACGCGGTCTGCACGCTGTGCCAAGGCGGGGTCGAAAGAACGCTCAAACTTGAACTGCTTGATGCGGTCGCCAAGCTCCGCAGGTCCGCGAATGATAAGTGGTACAACGGCAGATGCAGAATCCTCGTCCTTAATAGGCGTGGTCATTGCATCAATTAGCTGGTCTTCAAACTCGTCCGCTGCTTCCTCAGCTGTGTAAGTTTCGTTGTAATTTCCATCTTCATCGTAAGGATAATCAGGGTCAGGACCAGCGGCAACAGAAAGACCGTCAGGAAGATATAGAGCGCCAGCATTGAGGCGAGAGCGAGCAGTCGCACGGAATGTCCTATTCAAAAGTAGAAGCTCGGCGCAGAGGTCTAGTAGACCGCGCAAGCTTGAGTCAGCCTCTTGGGTGTAGCGAGGGTGTGAACGCCAGATGCGTCCAACGAATGAAGACTGAGGGAGGCGAATAGCATCCTTGTTGCCCTGAGACATTACAGACGCAGTTCCTCCTCCAATATCGCGACGAGGATTAATTATGTAGTTGCCTTTAGAGTCAACCTGTAGCTCATCAATCGAGCGAACGTCCCAGGTCTCGGGAAGTCCAGAGCCAATACGTTCTGGAAGCTGAACTAGATAGCACTCTCCTGTAACTTGCAAGTTAAGAGCTGCATCTTTAAGGAGGCCTGCTTGTCCGCCATATGCAGAGCTAAGACGATCAAGTGCACGCTGAGCGGCAGCCGCTAGCTTGACGTCAACCCTCTCTACACCCTCGATGGGGGATGGTGCGTCTGCTGGATTACTAATAGCAGCTGCATAGAGACGAATACGAGATACAACAGACGCAACTAGGTTAAAAGCGTACTTGATTTCACCAATTGAGTCGTAGTACTCCCAGGCTTCTGTCTGCCAAGCGGTGGATGCTGACTGTCGACGAGCTTTGAATAGCTCTGCCTCGGTTTTGTCGTCTAGTTTGACCTGGGCAGCGGCCGCGGTTAGACCTCTAGGTTGATTAAAAGCTGCTGGTTCGGCATAAACAACGCCAAAAGAGTCAACAGACACTCCAGGAGCTACGCGAGTGGCAGTTCTAGGTGCTGAAGCACGCACACCCCTACGAGATTCGCTTGGTTTCTCGTTTTCTTTCTTGAAAATAGCCAAAAGTGGCTCCTACCTGTCTTATCGCTCAATCCAGGCTGAAAGTAGCCCGATTACAGCAGAAATAGCCAATACTAATGATACCACAAAGGTCAATTGGGGTAAAATCGAGGCTCCAATTACGAAAAGTAGTGCAACCCAGAACCCAGTGCACCAATTGCAGGTGATCAGGTAGCCAATTTTGGTCGTTGGACCAAATTTTGACCAGATCCATCCGCGAAAACTGTCAGCAATCGCGTCTGTAGTGATTAAATGAGTCATTCTGTATGCTCCAAGAGCCAAAATGATGAAACTAACAGTAGTAATTTCCATTATTCATCCTTAATCGAGGCCAAAGTTCTGTAAGGATTCCAACCTCGTAGTCGAGAACCACATCCGCAGCCTCGGTCTTTCCTAAATGCTAGCATTTTTCCCGACGAAGTGACAACATAAGAGTCTTCACCAGCGTCTTTCGACGGTTCAAAGGTCGTATATGTCTCGCGAAATACGACTTGCGGCCCTTCTGGCCCGTCTTTTGCCACCATAATGGTCTCATCTGTAACAATAACCCTTGTAACGTCTAAATATTTTGTGTCTTTAGTTGGTGGCTGACTGCTTAGAGAGGTTACATCGTCTGTAAACCCTGCAGGTACAGCCACTAAATTGCATGGAAACCTGTCCATGATTATCTTTGACACTATCTTACCCTAAAAACTCTTCCCAGACGGGAAGTGTTAGGAGATGTAACTCCCATTTTTCTGTCGGCGTAGCTTTTTGCTCTAATTTTTCCACCGCTAAAGCCTGGAGGTGGTTTGATTAGCAGTGCAGTGAGAGCGTGAACTAGTGCATCGACGCGGTCTGGGGATTTTCCTTCGCCTGGAATCCAAGAATACATCTGAGATTCGAGGTCTTGGTGATATCCAACGTGGTGGACGCGCCCCTGTTCGTATGCAAGAACTGTAGGCTCTGCTCGAAGCTGCTTTCCGTACTTGGAGTGAACTTCTAGAACCTTGATCGTCGGGTCTATCGAGAGAATAGCGTTTTTAACAAGTGCGCCTCCTTGATTAACTTCGGCAACAACGGGACAACCCCACTTACGAGCCATCTCCACAACCTTACGGGCCCAGGTGTCTGGGGAACCGTGAATTGAAGCGTCTTCAAGAACCCACGCGTTTCTCTTATAGAGGTCATGTTCGGCGCTTGACGCACATACCACAATTCCACACTCATCACGGGGATTCTCAGCAACCGAAGGGTCCACGCCGATAACACGTAGCGGAGTAGAAAGCGGATAAACCGCTTCTCTAGAGGACTCAACCATTTCTTCAGTCCAGAGCGCACCTTCGACATCATCGAGCATCTCTCCATAAAGCTCTTGGCGGGCAAGTGTTGTTCCTTCGTATACACCCATAATAGTGTCTAGATAAGCCTGCGATAGGTTGCCCGCGTTGTCCATCGTAGAGCCTTTTGTGACAACAACTTTAGAGACCCCTGGCCTATCTGTTCTGGACTCTTCAATAAGTTTGTAAAGCAGCGGAACTCGCTTAGGAGTGGTCGTAACTAAAATCTGAGGGTTTTTACCAAGACGAGTACCAACGCGGAGGTTGTCGAACGCGGTCATACCAGCAGCGTCTGGAGTCTGACGCCATGCAGCCACCTCATCGCCCCATGCGTGAGTGAACTGCGGACCACGAAGCGAGTCAGGTTCGTCAGCAGTAAAGAGCGTTGCGGTGTTTCCGTTGGGCCAAGTTAGACGTCGCTTGGATGGCTCGTAGTGCGGCTTCTCTGAGGGAGGCGAGACCGAGATAATTCCAGATTCACCTTCAACGATAACGTCACGAACGTCGGCAGCGGTACGGGCGGCGAGAGCAAATCGGCGTTGACCATCTTTTGTGTACTTTGCTTGTTCGCGTACCCACTCGGACGCAAGACGGGTTTTACCAAAACCACGACCAGCGAGAACTAGCCAGACGTTCCAGTCGCCTTCAGGAGCTTTCTGCTCGGGACGAGCCCAGACGGACCAGTCCCAGACTAGAGACTCGGGGTTCATACCCGCTAGGGCTTCGAGGCGTTCTTCTTCAGGCAGTAACGCGAGCTGCTCCATGATGCTTTTACCCATAGGGTACTATTCTAGCTCAGACATGCGGCGTAGAGCTGAGACTGGTATTGAATACGTTGCTTTTCCGCCTTCTTCTCCTGTTATGTAGTCTGAGATCATAACCTCGTATGGGTAGCACCATCCGAGTGCTTCATAGGGTGGGGTCTGATATCCGTTGTCTTTGCTTCTTCTAATTTTAGTTTCTGGGCCACCAACTAAAAGAACATAAGGAGCTCTATCGTTATCGATGCTACTACTGAGTCTTAGGGTCGGAGTGACTGAATTGCCTCTTGTAAATTTATAGCGGACTTCCCAGTCTCCGACATCTGGCTCTTGTTTAAAGGTGTTCACGCTAGGGATAAAGTTTTCGTGGGTCCCCAGATACATTTTTGACCAGGCAATTTCGGCTCCAGCAGTGACTGCATGTTGGTGAGTTTCCCAGATGGCACCTTCGTCGTATCGTCGATTTGCTTCTGGATTACCAAAGTACGGGAACTGTCTAGCAAATCCAATACTCATTGCTAACGCCTCTTCTCTAGGGGTGAGGCTTACCTTCCATTTGTTATTTTCTTCGCTCATGGGGAGCATGGTATTAGCTACTAGCCAATTTGTCAAGTGGAGCTGGGGGGATTCGAACCCCCGTCCGATAAGCCATCGTCTGTTCTTCTACGTGCGTAGGCTCTACCAGCCACGGTACTGCGGTTTGCGTTTGCGGTCGCCACCGTAATGCTGTGTTCTATTTATTTAAACCCTGTGGCGATTAGTTAGAACTACTTCTACCAGAGGGGCTCAGCTAAGCAGCTAGAGCGAATGCAGACTGTGAGTTTGCGTTTATTTTTGTTGCCCGATTCAAGAGGTACAGGCTTCTCTGCACGCTTCACCAGATTCAAACATACCGTCGAAACCAGTCAGCCCCATATTTAGTTGTCGTTTGTTACTACAGTTCCTACTTGCTCTAGGTCGGTAACTAGAGCGGCTTCTTCTGCAGTTGCAGTTCCGTTGATAACTTTAGTAGCTAGAGCCAAAGCAGTGTCAGCGTCGTCTGCAGTTACTTGATACCGCGCACCTGAGGTGATTATGTATTCCATACAAAAATTATAGCACCTTGCTCTCCCCCGTGGATTCGAACCACGAACCATTCGATTAACAGTCGAACGCTCTGCCGTTGAGCTAGAGGAGATTGATGGCTACTTGTTAGTAACCAATCGACGCTTCGCAGCATCGAAAATCTTTGGACGCTTCTTTCTAGCTTTACCGTTCTTGCGGTCTGCTCCTGAAGTGTCTTTTACAGGAGCTGGAGCTCCACCCTTACCTTTTGCCATACCTCTCCTTAGATCAGTAAAAGTATAACACCCCCGTATTTCTACGAGGGTGTTAAGAGTGAGTAGGTGGAATGCGTTTTACCACCAAGGCCTGGTTGCTTCGGTCTCTAAAGCCCGCTACTAAGCCTACCTACAGTTGGGTTACACCCAGACGTTACTCCCTGCAGTGCCTTACCACCCCGTGCAACTTTGAGGTTGTTCAGCCATACTCCAGCTTTTCCGTCGAATCGCTGTTGGTAATAGATTAGCACCTATTCAGTGCCTGTCAAGTTATGTTCGCTCAGAGCGAATTTATTATACGTCGAACCTGTCGTTGTTCATGACCTTCTCCCATGCGGCGATAAAGTCAATGACAAATTGCTGCTGGCCGTCGTCTGAAGCGTAAACTTCAGCGTAGGCGCGGAGAATCGAGTTAGACGCAAACACCATGTCTGCGCGAGATGCAATCCACTTGACTTCCTGAGTCTTGCGGTCACGTCCCTGATACAGGTTGTCTAGAACTGGACTCCACTCGGTGTCCATGTCCAAGATGTTCCTAAAGAAGCATGGCTTGAGGACACCTGGCTGAGTTACCAAGTCGGATACAGCGGAGTTTGCGTGACGCACTCCAAGAGCACGTAGACCGCCGTACAGAGCAACCATCTCTGGAGGGGTTAGGCCTAGGAGAGCTGCCTTGTCGATTAGTAGACGGTCTAGCGAGTCCGCGTACTTCTTGTGGCTCCAGTTGATAAACGCATCTGCAACTGGGTAGAGGTGGTTGAATGAATCAACGTCTGTCTGCTCCTGAGTTGCATCACCACGTCCGCCTATGAAGCCAACAACAACTGGAACTCCGCCGTCGTTTGCAGCCTCTTCAACAGCATAAGAACCAGCGAAGACAATCAGGTCAGCCAAGGACATTCCAGACTCTGGCTGGATCTCCTTTAGCTTCTCGATAGTTGCAGCAACATCAGAGTTGACTGGCCAGCTCTTCTGTGGCTCTAGGGCGATGCGTGCACCATTCGCTCCACCGCGCTTGTCAGTGTTGCGGTAGGTTGATGCAGACGCCCATGCAGTGCGGATCAAATCAGTGGCTGTTAGTCCAGAGTTGTCCAAAGCAATGCGAGTCATGTGCTTCTGAAGGATGGTCGGGTGTGAGCTCGAAGGAACTGGGTCCTGCCACAGTAGAACCTCTGACGGAACTTCTGGGCCATGGTAGCGAGCACGTGGCCCCATGTCGCGGTGGGTCAGCTTGAACCACGCACGAGCGAAGACGTCAGTGAAGTAGTCGAAGTCCTCTAGGAACTTGCGGCAGATGCGGTCATACTCCTCGTCTCCGAAACGGAGTGCTAGGTCAGTAGTGAGCATCTTTGGAATTACGTCATCTCCGCCGTGGGCGTGAGGTGCCATGTCTCCTGGCTCAATGTTGATTGGACGCCACTGCTTTGCACCAGCAGGTGACTCTTCCATCTCCCACTCGTACTTATAGATGAGGCGTAGGTAGTCGTTGTCCCAGCGGGTTGGGTGAGGAGTCCAAGTAACTTCTAGGCCAGAGGAGATAGTGTCGCCTCCGTGTCCAGCTCCCTGAGAGTTGTTCCAACCAAGACCAACGTCAGCTAGGTTGTCATTAGCCTCTGGCTCTGGACCAACCTGTGCAGCATCGCCAGCACCGTGAGTCTTACCAAACGCGTGTCCACCAGCGATAAGAGCAACAGTCTCCTCGTCGTTCATGGCCATGCGACCAAAGGTGGTGCGGATGTCAGCGGCAGCAGCCTTAAAGTCTGGGTTGCCATCTGGACCCTCTGGGTTTACGTAGATGAGACCCATCTGCACAGCAGCTAGTGGGTCCTCTAGAGTCTCGGCGTCGCGTGACTCGTCGTAACGCTTGTTAGCTAGCCACTCAGTCTCGTTACCCCAGTAGGTGTTGTCTGGCTCCCAGACGTCTGCACGTCCGCCAGCAAAACCGAAGGTCGGGAATCCCATGTCTTCGAGAGCAACGTTACCTGCAAGAATCATCAGGTCTGCCCAAGAGAGCTTGCGACCATACTTCTTCTTGACTGGCCACAGTAGACGACGAGCTTTATCTAGGTTTACGTTGTCTGGCCAAGAGTTAAGCGGAGCGAAACGCTGTAGGCCTTCGCCTCCACCGCCACGTCCATCTGAAACGCGGTAGGTTCCAGCAGCGTGCCATGCCATACGGATAAAGAATGGACCGTAGTGTCCGTAGTCTGCTGGCCACCAGCTAACAGAAGTCTTCATGACTTCTACAATTTCGTCTTTTACCTCGGAAAGATCTAGTTTGCCAAACTCTTCAACATAGTCGAAGCCCTCTTCGTAGGGGTCGCTCTTAGGGTTGCCCTTCAGAAGCGGGTCAACGCTAATTTGGTTTGGCCACCAGTCATTGTTGGTTGTGCCCATCTCGGCACTAGCACCGCCAGCAGTTCCCATTGGCATAGGGCACTTTGCTTCAGCGGAGCTGTCGTTTACGTCGTAGTTACTCACTAATTCCTTCTCCTTGGTTCAGTGTTGCACAGACAATCCTTGCGATACGGTCTGCGAATATCATGTCTTCTTGTTCTCTAGAAAGAAACGCGGCTCCTGGGGGAGGCTCTGGAGTGTACTCCTTTGCGTTGCCCGAAAGGATATCGTTTACTCTCGCAGCTACAAGCGTACCAAACTTTTCTTGCATGAGCTGCTTGTTATACATGTTGATTAGATCTTGAGTCATTTCTATCCTTTAGTAGCTCTATTCTCCTTGCGCACTGGGTTGTAGACCTTGGATGTTGCAGTTATTGGCTGCTTGTAGCCGTAGCGCACAAGTCGAAAGCGTAGAGCACCGTGAGTAACGCCGAGCCTCTTGGCTAGACGGTACAGGGTAACTCCCTCAACCGTGTGTGCGTGATTAAGAAGCGCGGTGTACTCTTCTGCCTCTTCGCGGTACTTAGTTCCGTTAGAACGGACCTGCTGGGCGTAGGGCTGCAACTCCAGTAGACGCTTGAGCGTGTCTGGGTGCGGCTCGATGTACTGCGGCTTCGGTCGCTCTGGCTTTACTGGAGGCTCTGGGATCTCGATATCGAGACTGTAAGAGAACTCTTCAGCCAGCTCGTCAATTGCTTTTGCAATCTGTCGGACGCGCTCTCTGGTCAGACCAGAGGCGTTAGCAACGGCTTCGTAGGTCCAATTGTTGTTTACCAGTTCTTTAATAAGAGAGTCCCGCTGAGCACCCGTCACGGAGGTGAAAGCTATCACGATTTCTTTTGGCAGTCTTTGATTTTTCTTGATGTAGTTTTTTTCGTCACTCATGGTTGTCATTTCTATCTCTCTCTTGTAAATCTATTCTTTGGTATTCGATTGTTAACTTCAGTGATAGTTACTCGGTAGTGGTCCAGTGATGCCATATCTTGTATGTGTGAAGATATTGCTACATCGGTAACATGAACCATTGACTCCAAGAGGGTTACCATCTTCTGAACTTCTTGAACGTCACTGTCTAGTGGGCATTGAATCTCTACCTCGCAGTCAAGCATGTCAAAGACGCCGCTACCCGCAACTGCATCTCTAAATTCGTTGTAATCAGATACCTTCATTGTTCTTGAATAGCTTGACACTATTTTCCTTTCTGGTCATTCATCAAATCGTCATGGGCATCCTTGGGCAGGAGTGCCAACCCGAAAAAAGTTATTAGTAGCAGTATTAGCCAAGCAAGAAATGATCCTCCTAGTAGAAGGAGCACCAGTAGTAGCCACATAGGCATCTCAATCATTAGGCTTCCCTTCTTGGGGATAGAACTGCAAACGCTAGTGCAACTAGTCCAAGCGGGGGAGCAAGGTCAGGTGCCATAAACGCTGCTACCAAGGTAGCGATGATAAAGACAACCGAAAGGATTGCGGTCCATACGAGTGAACGTAGGAAAAGGTATAGCTTCATGTTTAGTCTTTCTTGTCTTTGGGGAAGACAACTCCGAGGAGTGGTCCAGGCATGTTCTTTCGAATCTTGCGGAGTCTACGTCCTTCTTTTAGGTTGGCGTAGATTCCTCGTATAGCGGGGCCCGCGAGGATTAGCACAATGATTGTAAATCCAAGGGCTGGAATTAGCTTTTCTATCTCCATAGGGTTAGCTTACCACTACCAGCGCAAATATACAACTCTAGAGTTTTCGCTCTCGGCGAACGAGTCGACAGTCTGTAGGTTAGTGTCCTTCTCTGGGTTGGACGCGTGAATCATTAGACCTCCACCAATGTAGACGCCGATATGGAAGTAAGACGAAGCACCTGACTTCTGGAAGGCTACGAGGTCTCCAGCAATAGGCGCGTCTACGATTTGCGAACGGATGTCGCGAACCTGTGCGGTTGCGGAGTGGATTACGTCTTGGAACCCGCGGTGATTGAGATACCACTGGGTAAGCCCAGAGCAGTCCCAGATAAGCGGAGTGTTACCGAATCCATATGGAGTCCCAATATGGGACCACAATGCTGTAATAGCGACGTCTACCGCAATCTGCTGGTTGTAGTAAACGTCTGCTTCAGCTTCCTCGGCTTCCTTTATAAGAAACGCCTTTGCCTCGATGGTCTCAGCGCGAAGCTTTTCCATCTCCATCTGGAACTCTTGCTGCATAGCTAGTGAAGCGAGTGGACCTTCGTTGGCATATCTGCTGTAGAAGGACTCGTCCTGCACGTACACAATTTGCGTAGGCGTGTACTCAAACGGCTCTGGGTCAGCCACTGCAACTTGTGCAGAGCCAACCGCCGAAAGAGTAACTAGCAGTACTACTGCCTCTCCCAATTTCTTCATCGTGTAACTCACGACCTACCTTTCCTTGCGTTAATGCGTAGTCGTTGTTTGCAATGTGTTCGATTGTATAGGGGCGTTTATTGTTTTGTCAAGCGCTAAAGCATGATTCGCTTATACATTGCCCTGTAGGTAACTCCCGCTGCCTCTGCCAGCTCTTTGATAGGCACGTTGTTGGCGTGCAGTTTCTTGCATAGTTGTGTTAGACGCTCGTTAGCAACCGCGGCTGCAGAAGTAGATGACATGCGGGAGCGATAAGTACGAGCGAGTGGTGCTAGATAGTGGATCTGTTGCAGGTCATCTGGGTTGATGCCTGGAGACTCTGGACGGACCTTTTGGTATCCGTTCTCGTCTGTCTTTAGTTTTGGTTTTGGAATAGGGGCGTCTGCGAAAAGCAAGCAAGCGTCACTGTCCCAGTTATCTTCGGCGCGTAGTACCCAGCTGCGTACGGTGGAGCGAGGGCGTTTGCGAGGGAATGATTGCCCGATGGCATCGAGCGGCCAACCTTGGTCAAAGAGCATCTTTACTCGATATATGAGGACCTCCTTGGGGAGAGTATTGAGATACTCAACTTCTCCTGGCGGGAGCTGCTGTCCTCTGGCGGCTCGTCTAGACATAGATATATTCTACCCTATGGGGAGTTAGACGAAATTTTTTAAAAAATTTTTTTCGGATTTTTTGCCTGATTTTTAAAGGGGGGTAGGGGCGTTTTTTACTTTTAGGGGGGTGTCCGTAGCGGAAGAAATAGTACCTTAGCATTAACTGCTTTTGATCGGTGAGAAGGAAGCGGCATAGAAACGGCGCGACTCGATTTGTTTCCTAAAAACATAGGGGTCACGCTGTAAATCTCTTACAAACTTTCTAGGAACTTCTAGAGGGGGGGA